GAGGGGTTCTCAGGTGTTCCGAGGGCGGCGCGGAGCAGGGTAAGCGGCTGCTGGACCCGCGCCATGTTCCAATGAGCCGCCCGGAATAGGGAATCGATCACTCGCCCATAGAGACGCGCCACCACATTGGCATTTGGCGGCGGCGTAGGCGGCGTCAGCGAGGATATCGAGAACCGAGCTCCTATGGAATCGAGGGCTTGGTTTGCGACATCCACCGCTGAAGTCATAGCTTTAGACCTGTGGCGTCGCAGGCGGCTTCGGGTGCTCGTCGGCGACGGACCATGCCTTTGCCGGTGTTACAGGCGCCGCAGCCGGGGCGGCAGTTGCGGCTGCGGGCGGCGCATTCTTCTCCTTCAGCGCCTTCTCTTCCGCGGCGTGATCCTCCGCCAGCTTCTTGGCTTCGGCGGCATGCCTTGCCTTGAGATCGGCCTCGGTCGCATCGGTCGGCGTCGGGACAGAGACGGGCGCCTTGTCCTTGTATGCCTTGGCCTCGGCCGCCTGGCGCTCCTTCAGCCACGCACTCTCCTCGTCCTGACGACGCTTTGCCGCGGCGTCGGCGGCCTTCACCCGCAACGCGGCGCGCTCCTCGGCGTGCTTCTTGAGCAGCGCTTCGCGCTTCTTGGTGAGGTCGAGCTCGTCCAATTCCTTGGCGTGCCTTGCGGCCATGTCGGCGCTCTCCTTCTCCACGGCCTCATCGACCGGCTCGAACATGGGCCTGTCCGGCGTCATCGGCGGCAGGTTCATGGATCCGTCGACCGGGTTCATGGTCTGGTGCCCGGCGTGACGGGATTCATAGGGCGGACGCACCCCGGGCGGCAGCGTGAAGATGTAGCCGGGCTCCTGAACGGCGCCGTCGATCTGCGCCCTCTCAAGCAAGCGATACCGTGTTGCCATGATCATTTCTCCTTTGTCAGGCAGCTTCGCCGTCAACCGTGCTGTAGAACCGACTACGGCGCGCTTCGGTTCGCTCCTCAGCCTCCTCGGCTTCGCTTTCTGCTTCCTCATGGCCGCAGTCGACGCCGATTATCTGGATGTGGATGCTGTCTCCACCGTGCTCGTCAGTTGCACTTTTAACCGACATCACCCGGCCGAGACAGCACACCGGGATAATGTCGTCCTTCTTGACCTGTGAGACGTCAAGTTTGAGAGCCTCGATCTCCTCCTCGCCCAAGGTCAGGCTGAGCATCGGATTGTAGACCGGCTTGGTGATCTCGGCGTTCATCGCCGGGATGCCACGCGCCGCCTTGACCCTCTCCGGGTCTCTGGCCATGCTGACATACTTGTGGTCCATGCAATTGCCTCGCTAGTTCAGTTCGTATAGACAGGACGAGGATGCGGCGGCGTTGAAGGAAACGCTCACCAGCCGAAGAGTGGCCAGCACCGTTAAGAGCACCGCGCCCCGCAAGGCTCAGCGCGGAGGAAGGGGGATTGGTGCCCCTCACCCGGCCGGCATAGTCGGGGTAGCTCGTGGCAGCCGGTGTCGAGCCCGGCCCGCATCGCCTATCTTTCAAGCGGCCGGCATCGGTGCGGCTGCGGGCGGCGCAGCACCCGGAGGAGCGGCCCCTGGCGGGGGCGCAGCGCCGGGAGGAGGCGGGGCGGCCGCACCAGGCGGAGGAGCCGCGGCGGCGAGTTCCGCATCATGACGGGCCGCCATGTCGTTCATCTCGGCTTCATGCCGCTTGGCCATGTCGCCATGCTCCGTCATGTGGCGGGCATGCGTCTCGCCGCGCTCGCGAGAATGACGCTCGTGCGTGTTCTCGGGCTTGCCAGAGTGATGCTCTCCCTCCTTGCCGCCGCCCTTCTTGTACCAGTCGCGACCTTCGGCCATCACTTTGTTTCCTTCTGATACCAGCGCGTCGAGCGAGATGCCTCGAACCACTTGCAGTAGCCGTGCTTGCTGATCTCGCCCTCGACCTTCTCGCAGCCATCGGGCGCTTGGAAATACGAGCACTGGCTGCAACGCCTGTGCTGATGCGGGTAGTGCTGATATTCGGCCTCGACCTTTGAGGACTTCTTGGTTTCAGGGGTCATGACGTATAACTGATGATGATGATGCCCGGGGCGCCATTAGCTGCTGGCGTCCAGCCTGCGCCGGAATTACCGGCAGCACCGCCTGCGCCACCGCCGCCATAATTACCGCCAGACCCTGAGGGCGCTGTTCCGGCACTCGCCGCCAATGCGCCAGTGCCGCCGCCGCCGCCGCCAGGCCCGGCAACGGCCGAGTCGGAGGTCTGGACGTAGCCGATGCCAGGCCCGCCTGGGCCGCCACCGCCGCTTTGATAACCACCTCCGCCGGCCGAACCGTGCGATCCCGTCCCGCCCGTTGGCGTTCCAACCGTGCCGCCAATACCGCCAGCCGTCGTGTCCTGCGCTGCGCCCCCAGCGGCACCATTAGCCGTGCCGGCCACGGAACTGACGCCCGCCGACCCGTTATCGGAAGCTCCACCACCAGGGCCGCCAGTCGCGGCATTATTGCCAGCGCCGGCTCCGCCGAGCTTGCCATCTCCATGCGGACCCGCCGCGCCGCCACCTGCACCCCCGGACCCAGCGCCAACAAAGGCGACGCCGCCATTACCGCCGTTGCCGCCGGAATGAGCGCCAGTGCTCGGCGTGCAGGACGCCGCAAGACCGCCCGCACCACCATTGCTAGTGGCTAACCCCGGCCCTCCCGCTTTGGCAACCACGACGTTGCCGCTGGTGTCGAAGATCGTATCCGTCCCAGCAGTGCCATTGGCCCCGTTCGAGGCGCCGCCGGAGCCGGGCGCCCCGATCTGAATATTGATGACTGCGCCAGGAGTGAGGGTGACGTTGGGTTTGATCGCATACGCGCCCCCAGCACCGCCGCCCCCGGCCTGTCCGGATGATAAACCAGCGGCACCTCCAGCGCCGCCACCAATTGACGCTATCGAATTGTTGGCGTTATTCCAGTCGCTCGGGACGGTCCAGGTCGTCGTTCCGGGAGGTAGAAAGATAACTTTGGTGGTGGGTGGTAATGCTCCAGACTTCAGCACCAGATAGATGGGCGAAGTCTGGTAGATGCTCACGCGCCGTCGCCCGTCAGCACATAGGTATCCGGGGCTATCGCAAGCACCCCGATCGTTCCCCATTGACCGGCCGTCTTGGTGAACGACTGGCGATTGTTCATCGTGGCGCCACCGCCTGCAATAACCGTCACGGCCCCAGCCCCGGCTTGAACGACCGCGCAGTTGAACCCGAGCCGCGGCGTATCCGGGAAGGTCAGGGTAATAGGTCCGGCGGCATCAGACCGGATCACTGTGCCAGCATAGGTATCATCGATCGTCGTGCTGGCGGAAACTGGCCTGATATTGGCGTAGAGCGGCCCTGGCCCAAATACTCCTGGCCGGGTGTTCGGATCGGCGCCTGGGCCGCCTAGTATCGACGGGTAATACACCTCACGATTTTCCGTACCAGCGCTCGCCGCGCGGCTTGCCGTCCTTGACCTTCTGCGGCAGCTTCTTGATCGAGCCCGGCTTCAGGTCAGACGTGAACTCGCGCGCGACCTTGCCGAGCTTGCCTCCCTTGTCCTTGGCGTGCGCAAACATAAACCGCGCCTGCGCCTTTGAGACCGGAGGCATTATTGCATCCGGTACCAGGTATTAGCCGACAGGCTATAGACATATTCAACGGCGGTGTTGGCGGGCAGCGTCGTAACGGCAGCCGGCGTGAAGGTCGCACCATTCGAGGTCGAGAGCGTCAGGGCCGTGATGGTCTGCGACGAGAAGATACCCACCATCTTGCCGTCATATTGAACAGGCGGCAGAACGACGGTGCCTGTCGCCAACGTGCCTAACGGATTGAGCGAAAGCGCAGACTGGAGCACGGTCATGGTGATCGTGAAGCCGGTAACCGGAGCGGCGGCTACATAGAACCGCCCATCCCGCATCGCCGATGTCGACACATAGACATTGGCGGCCGTGCCGCTCGGCTGGATCTGGATCAGCTCGCTGCCAAGCATCGTGAACAGGATCTGCCCGGCATTCTGCGCGATCGCATAATAGCCACCAAAGGCACAGGCAAGAGCCGCCAGGGCGGCAAGCACGTAATTGCGAAGGCGCATGGCGATCTCCTTAAGGGTGGGTCAGCCGGCGGTCTGTTGCGGGGTTTCGCCGGCAAGCGTGCCGGGCATCGGCGGAGCAACACGGGCCTTGCGGGCGCGCAGCGCGCCAGCCTCGGGCGACTGTGGCTGATGCACGGCCGGTGCGGCTTCCGGGGCTCGCCCGACTTCCATCGGAGCGCCCGGGCCAGACGATGCAAACGGCATGACCGGCATCGGCCGATCGCCTGGACGGTGCATCACTGCAGGGCGAGAGGTCATCACTGAGCCGCCGGAACGCCGCTCCTTCATGGTGACGGCATATTTCATGACGATGCCCCACCATTCTCGGTGATCGATGACGGGCTCGCCTTCACGGGGCCGCATGGCGTGAGCCGCTTCGCTGATATCCTCCATGGACAGATTGCGGCCCGCAACCGGAAGCGATGCAAGCCAGCGGTCATAGCGCTCGCCCGCGGCCCGGTTGAGCGGCATCCACTGATGACAGGGCGTATTGTCCGTGGTGAAACGCTCGCCTTCCTCGACCAGAGTTGGGCCGGTCTGCCCGGTCTCGATGGACTTCATCACCATATGGCACGGCATCCTCGCCTCGTAGGTCGGGACCGCGGTGCGACCGCTCTCGCCAACGTAGAATTCCGGTAGGTCTTCGTATTCAGACATTGAAATTCCTCATAGTGGTGGGGCGTCCCACACGAGACGCCCCTGTGACGATCAGTTAGGCTGCGACCTTGTAGTTCGAGCCATACAGCTGAACGGTGTTCTGCGCGTCGTCGTCACCAATCGTGACATCCGCAGTGATCGTGCCGGTGGTGGCGTTCGAGCCGCCAACGACATAGTTGAGGTCGACAAAGCGCGGCAGCGCCGCTCCGACCTTGCGCATCGGCCAGTCGAACGCCGCAATGCGCGTGTTCACGGTAAGCAGAGCCAGGGCGATGGCGTCGGTCTGAATGTAGATCACGAACACGAGATCGGAGCGCAGGCCCGACGCATGCGAGGTCACGTTCTCCGGCGCGCCACGGAACTGGATTTGCAGCGAAGTCAGGGTTGCAAACACGGTTCCGGTGTTGACCACGACGCGAGGCGTACCGAGCCCCTTGCCGATGCCGAGGTCTTCGCCGAAAAAGGTCTGGTTGACCGAGAAGATAGCTGCTGGCGTCGGCGTATAGGCCGTGGTCAGGATCTGCCCGGTGAGCTGATCGTAGAAGTTCGTCGAAGCCGCCGAAGCCGTAATGGCCTGGGCGTTCGAGAATTGCAGGGAAACATCGAGCATGCCCATGGGGCACTCCTTTCGAGATTGAGATGGAAGGGGTGAGGCTGACGCCTCAGACCACGCGGCTTTCCGTGTCTAGGATCTGATCCACGACCTTGATCGGAATGTTGCGGAAGTTCACGATCGGGCGCCCGGCATAGTCCTCGGGGCGAAGCAGGACGTTCTTGTCGCGGATCGCCTGGATATCGAGATACTCGCGCGTGGTGCGGTCGCAGTAGAAGTTCAGCCGCACAGGCGGGGAGACGCGATCGGGCGCATCCGTCTTGGTGATACCGGACTGCACGCGGCCGGCGGTCGGCAGCCGAACCAGGGCCTTCGACATGATCGCAAACAGATCGGGCGGCGTCGGGCCGGCCAGCCCGGCCGTGGTCGTGTCGATGTTCGCCATGCGGATTATGTAGCGCCAGTCCTCGATGGCAATGCCACCATTGCGCGAGAAATACGAGGTGTAGGCTTCATATCGGCGCTGCGATGCGTCATAGGCAGGAACAACATCGCCCTTGTTCTCAAAGGTCAAGCCGACCTTCGTGCCCTTCGGATAGATGCCGTAGATGGTCTGGTCGCCCCATCCGATGAGCCAGAGCGACGTGTTGCTCGAGCCGGTCCCGCCGCAATCGAATACATTGACACCGTTCTGCGTATTCGCAATTGCCGAGAAAAACGTCGAGATGCCGGAGAACTGCTCCGGGGTCGTCCAGGCGTTGCCATAGACCTCGACGCCGGCCCATTGCTGAGACAAGCCCTCCATGTGGGCCACATCTTCCTTCTCGCGGTTCGCTGCAGTGTTGCCGCCGAGATCGGCGAGCTTCTTGTCGATCTGCGAGTAGGCGTCGAGCATCGCCATGCCGAAGGTGATCTGTGCGGCACTCGACTTGGTGTAGCCGACGCCCTGATTGAACCTGCGGAACGTGCCCTTGGGCAGCGCGGTGCGCAGCGTGCAGACATGCCCCGTGGTCAGGTTGCCCTCGACTTGCGGGATATCGTCGTCCATCTCGTTGCACTGCGAGAGCAGTTCGGACATGTCGGCGATCCTGCCGCCAGGATCCATTCGCCGACCGAGATCGGCAAGGGTCAATGATGCCATGATGAGAAGTCCTGAACGTTAGGCCGCTTGACCGTCCACATTGCGATACCAGCCGCGTTGGCCGGGCTCGCTGCGATTGGTGCTTGTAGCGGCGGGAGGATTGGGAGCGACGGAATTCGGCTCGCGATACCGCTCATAAATGTTGTTGAGCATCCGAATGAGCTCGACGGAGTTTGCCACCCCGCCATTGTCGAACTTGGTCAGGAGACGTTCCTGATCCGCCTTCGGCAAAAACTGCTCTATGACGTATTTCGCGTTGCCCAGCTTTTCGTCGAGGCGAGTGCCGCCGATCTCGGGATCAGCCTTCAACTGGCCGATCTCGGTCTCGTTGTATCTGGCCCATACTTCGCGCTGGTTGGTTTCCAGTCGCTGCTGGATTTCAGTCCCGATGCGTTGCACGTCAGCCAAGTAGAAGTCGATCATGCGCTGCCCGAACTCCTGGGCCTTGCCGTGATCGAGCTTGGTTTCCGTCTCGAACTTTCCGAGAAGCTCGGTGAACTGACCGAGTTCCTTGTCGGATAGCTTCTGTCCCTCTGGGACTTTGAACGCATCGTAGGTCGGGAGTGCCGGGGGCTTCTCTGCCAGGGCCTCATCAGGTGCCGCAGCGGGCTCGCCTTCGGGCTTTGCCTTGACCTCTTCTGCCGGCTTTTCGGCTTGAGGTGCAGGCTCGGCCTTATTGGCGCCGTCCGGGGGCGGCGTATCCGCAGGCTTCGGCGCACCTTCGCGCTTGCCTGCATCCGCCGCCGCAAGAAGCGATGGCGTGGATTCGGGTATCTTTGCTTCAGGCGCTGCCGCCGCGGGCGCTGGCTCAACTGTTACAGGGAGGGGGACAGGAGCTGCACTCGTCGCGGCGGCAACTTCGGGAGAGGGAGTGGCGATAGCAGGAGCGGCAGGAACTGGGGTTTCAGGTGCTGCCGTCGTAGCCATCGCGCTCGTCCTTGCGTTCGTTCTGCTTCAAAAGGCGGGTATTGCGCAATTCGCGCTCGGCCTGCTGCTCGTCCATCATGCGGACGTAGAGGGCACTATGCTTCTGGACGCGCATAAGGAGCTGGAGCCCCATATTGCGAGCGCCGAGCATCCAGTATGTTGCGTGAGTATCCTCGCCGCGGCAGTCGCCGAATATGTTGGCGCTCTCGAGCATACGAAAGATCAGATCGCGCCCGTTCGGGTGGCTCAGCCAAGCCTTGACCGTCTCATCATCCTGGCGCTCGCGGCGCGCGGCTTCCTTGGCCTGGTTGTCGACTGCTGCTTGATCTCCAGCGTCGTAGTGCCCGGTGTAGGACATATGTTGATGACGCCTCCAGAACAGCGTAGGGTCGCGTCAACGAAAGGATTGCAGAATGCCGAAGAAACAGCAGAGCTACACGCTTGCCGAGCTAGCGGAACTGGACGGAATGCCCCCAGAGATTATCTACCCAGACAACACCGCTCTATGCGATCTCTGCAACGAGACCCACTATTCGAACAAACACCTGCCAAGGGCCATGTGGTGCAGCTATTACGCGGCAACTAAGAGTCCAAAAACGCCTTCTCGGCGTTAGGCAGGATCGCGCCCTTGCCGTCGACGTGCTCGGCCCATGCGAGAAAACCGCGCACCATTCGCACATCGTTCCCAAAGCCCGTGGCCTCGAGCCATCGCTTGAAGCCGGGCACGGTGATCTCGAGCCCGTCGACGAGCTCGGCAGTGCAGGCCAGAAACGAGGCGTCATGCTCCTTGAAATACGCCAGGGTCTCGGCGAGCCCGCCACGCGATGGGCCGTTCTGTAGCGCATTGCTGATGTGCCAGTGCGCACGGTGGCCGCCAGCCTTGGAGCCTTCCAAAAGTGCCGCACGGTAGCGGCGATCGATGTCCGCCGGAATGCGGACCTCGCGGCCGTTGAGGCGGGACAGGTCCATCAGTGCCTCACGAAGTCCGAGGGCAGGATCAGCGGCGACACCGTTGGACGCGGCAACCGGCCAGTCAGCAACCGCCGGAAGCTCTCCTCGCGCCGCTCCAAACCCTGCGCCATGATCGACCATTGAAGCTCGCCGCGGAAGCATGTCGCAAGCTGGCGCATGCCGCCCGTCGCCTGCTTTAGACCATCGAGAAAGCGATCCCTGGCGCGCCGCCAGCCATATGGGTTGCCCCGTGCGCCTTGCGTCTCGCGCTGCGTGCTCGTGGCCTCAAGCCCGGCCAACTGGCAAGCCTGCCTCCTGATCCCATCGAGCATCCTTGCAATACTCATCCAGGTCTCGCCATGCTGCGGCTCCTGCCTTGCGAGATGGGCACAAGCATCGGCGCACATCTTCAGCCCTTCGATTACACGCTCATAGGCCTGGCGCTCGATCATGAGCGACCCACGCACGTCGGGCAGCGGATCGCCCTCCTGGTTCAAAAGCACGAGGGCGTTGTCGCCTTCAGCATGCTCCTTCGTGGGCTCGAAGGAGCCGTCCGCGGGTAGTGCGTCATCGTCAGGAAGTTCAGTCATAGACGCTCGCTCGGGGGGCGGCGCATTTTTCCAGATCATCCGTCATCCGCCCCTCCAAAACACGAAGGAACTCTTCGCGGGACATCATCTTGCGTGGCTCATTCGCCCTAGCCTGCTGCCGCGCTTGCTGCTCCGCCTTACGGCGGCGCTTCGAGGCTCGAGAAGCGCTGTGAAACTCCAAAATTTCAAAGACTGCGGGTCCTGCCAAGTACTTCTCTACAGGTGATGTGTGTCCCCGTTCCTTATGAAATATCTGCCAAGCTCGATGTCGGCCTATTCCTAATTTTTGAGCTAAGGATTTGAACGTAACCCCGGCTAAATGAGCACGATAGACATATTCGGCCCTATCCCACGCCGTCTGACGCATAGCCACATCTTTAGGGAGGATGTCATCCCAGTCGAGCCCGAACCTCACGTGGTATCGCGCCTCTTCGCATTGACGTTGCCCGAGGAGAGTTCGCGAACGAAGGTTTCCAGCCTCTTGACCCGTTTCTCAAGCGCGCGGATCTGTATTTCGAGCCGAGCCGGGCTCAGATCGGCCGGGATCAAAAAAGCGGCGCCGGAGGTAGCGAGCTTCCCCACGGCGTCAGAGTCGTATTGCCGCCTAGCAGCGCTCATTTGTCGCCTCTAATCGCATTGTCGATCGCAATCGTGTCGGCAAGCCCAATTTCAGTCGGGCATGAGATGCCATTGCGCTTCAGAAAAGCAGCGCGCTCGTCAACCGGCTCAACCGTCAAGCTAATCTTCCAAAACCAACGACTGAAAGGAGCCTTAAGGATCGCATCGGCCGCGGCAATATTTTCGTCTTCCATCATGGGTTCCTCGGCTGCGACGCACCAGCCGCGCCACCACCACCCAGCAGCGCCTGGATCGCGTTCATCCCGCCACCGGTATCGACATCGGACAGGTTCTTGGCAGCCTGCGTTACGGCCGGCGTGACTTCCTTCGCCTGCCGCTCCATCTGCGCGTTCTGCTCCGCCGCAGAGCGGTTCTGCCGGATCTGCGCCATAACCTCGTCGTCCTGCCAATCGTTGGACGGGAAGTCGAGCTTCTCACCATAGTCGCGGATGAACTTGTCCGGGTTGATGTTGTCGAGCGTGCCAGGCAGCGCAGCCTCCATCTTGCCGGCCATGGCCAGCACCCGCTCCATCGAGCCGGTCTGCGCGGCCTTCTGGATCAGGGCGAGCTTGGACACAAAGTCGATCTCGACCGGAATGCCTCGTAACGATTCAGGCTTCGGCGGGATCAAGCCCCGACGCGCCATGATCGACACGATGCGGGTGATCCCGGCTGCATCCTCTCGCAGGTTGCGCTCGATCACCGGCCCAAGCCTCAACAGCTTCTCGCCGCGCCTCTCGTTGAGCTCCAGCTCGTTCCGCGGCTGCACACCCTCCATTTGCGAGATCATCAAAAACACGTCGTTGAAGAACCAGCGCTCCACGCGGCTCTGGATCTGCTTGATCAACTCCATCATCTCGCCGACCTTCGGCTCGACCGTGTAGGTCGGCCGCATCCCACTGTCCTTGCCGAGGTTCGCCACATAGGTAACCCGGCCCGGCAGAATGCTCGAAGGCTCGTTCTTTAGCCCGACATCGGCCAGCATCGGAGGCCGCACCATCTTGTCGATCGCCTCGGCTAGCCGCCGCGTCATCTGGTGCAACTGACGCACGTCCGGCAGGGCATCCATGCCGGGGCTTCGCCCATACGGATCATTGCTCCTGGTGTTCCAGCGCGGGCACATCAACGGCTTCTCGTGGAAGCCCCTAACCGACAGCGGCTGCGGCGTGGACTTGCCACGGAGCCAATAGACCTCACGATAGGCATAGCCACCGGGAACCACCCCAAGCTTGGTGTTCTGCCCATACCTCGACGCAGGGAAGTTCGGCTCAATCGCGTGAGCGACCAGTTGCTCCGTCTCAAGTTCCTTGTTGGTCCAGCCCGTCGCCACCTCGGTGTTCTGCACGGCCTTTGGGCCGAACTCCTCGACGATCTGCAAGTTGGTCTTGGTGAACTCGCGATAAAACGAGCCGATCGAATTATCGGCGGCCGTGGCGCAATAATACTCACCCGCACATGGGTTCTGGCAATTGATGATGTGGTCACGATGCTCGTAAATGATCATCGGGCCAGTGCCGAAGACTATCTCATCCTCATACATCTGGTGCTTGCAGTCATAGTAGTTCGAGCCGTTCATCACGTCATAGACGCGGGCCTGGAAATCGTCGAGCCAACGCTGTCCTTGCGTGTCAGGCTTGAACCTGTCGTCCTTCGGCTTGAAACGAAACCACAACTTCGTGGGCGAGCTCATCCCGTCCATCATGCCCGCCGCGCAAACCCCAACTGCCTGGGTTGGCGTCGAGTCCACCACATCCTGGTTGATCGGCAGGCCGCGCGTCATCTGGTTGGGCGTGATCAGAAAATGATACCGCCGGGGCAGGATGTTCGCGGCAAGCTCGGCCCAGTGCAGCCACCATGGCGTACGCCAATTCCGCATCTGCAACAGGCGGCTCTCAAGATAGGCGCGGAAGTCGTGCCAGTCCTCCGAGGGCGACCACTCCCGGTCCGGAATGCGTGCCGGCGTACGGGCGAGAAGCGAGGAGGTAGCTTGCTCGTAATAGGCCGTAGAGCCGCTACCCTCGTCGAGCATCAGGCGCCCACAAGCCCCGTCTTAGCCCGCGGCGGCGGCACGAGATCGCCCTTCGATCCGGTCGGGTTGGTGTTGTCGAAGCCGGAGCCCATCGCGGCCGCGGCTCTTGCTCGCTGGTTTTGCCCCGCGCCCTGCGCCTGCACATTAGCCAGCGTCGGGGCAATGGCTGCAGGAGGCAATGGAGGCGGAGGAGGCGGGGCCAGTTCGCGCTTGGCGCCGCCGCCGAACATCGAGCCCATGATCAGCCTCCGCTCAGCTTGCGCTCAAGCGCTTTGACCACGCGCCTTTCAGCATCGAGCATTTTGGCCAAGGAAGCACATTCCTTGATCAGTTCATCCCGCGTCATCAGGTGGGTAACCAAGAGCCCAGGCCTGATTGACGGGCGCACCAATGCCTCGATCTCTTCGGGTGTCATGGTTCAGCCTCCCAGCGGATCCAGCGGGTGGTAGTCGAATGTGTGCATCGGCTGTTCCTGTCTCGCCATGTGCATCTCAGTCTCGATCAGGGCGAGCTGCTGCGGCGTGGCCGTCGTCACGAAGTCCGCAATGTCGGCAAGGCGTGCGCCTACCGCGGTCTTGGCAATGTGATCAACGAGGCGCTGCTCAAGATCGTCCTTCCCACCTGATATGCTCATCCTTGAGAAATCCGCCATGCTTCTCTCGCCACAGCCAAATCAAATCACGCAGCAGATCTTCCTTGGTGCATCTTTCGGCCTGCTTGACCACGTTTGGCCAGTCAGCCAGATCAATCGGCCCATGCTCGGGCACAACGCCATAATCCCCGAGATCTTCTGGCTGGATGCTCATTCTCATGAGGCCCTCGCATACGGATCGTATTCAAAAACATGCCCTCGCGTGCCGCCTGAAAGCTCTTGCGTGTGGTCCGAGTGCTGCACCGGGTACGAGAACGTGAGCGCCAGAGCATCGCCATTGTCGGGCGAAGCGAGCCCGCGCTTTTTCATGTCGACCTTGCGCTCTAGCTGAATGGCGTCCTTGCCGTCCTTGAGCGTGTAGCCGTATTCAACGCCAGTCAGATCCGCGAGGAGCTCGGGATCATCGGGGATCACGCCGCCTGCGAGCCAGTCTCGCATCGTGCCCCAAATCTCGGCGCGCTTGTTGAAGTAGACTATCGCGCCTTCCTGGGTGGAACTGGATCGATCAGGCTTGCCGCCGAATTGGACCTCGTGAACGGGCTGCCGGAGATATCGCAGGCGATCGACTACGCCTCCTCCGACGCCACCGCCGTCAACGAAGATCGCGTCGATATGGTGACGTGCGGCCTCCTCGACCACCCGAGCTGCCACTTGCATCGTATCGGCACCGCGGAGCTTGATCGGTGCCACCGAGCGCGCATCTCGACCGATTCTGATACAGATGACTGTCTGATCATCTCCAAATCTTGCAACGTCCACACCCATGATTCGAGGATCGGTAAGATGGTGCTGAGCTTCTCTTTCGCTCGACGCCGCAGCCTCGGCCACTTCCGAGGAGATGAACTGCATAGAGCCCGCGCGGGGAAACACGCCACGGACCCTGACCCTAACAAAATCCGAATCCTCGCCATAGTCCTTGATCCATTGTTCGATCTGAGCCTTGTTGGTGAGCTTAGCCGTGCGGCTGTCGACCTGCTTGGTGATCCAGCGGTGGCGAAAACGGCCGAAGCATTCTCGGAAGCGGCCGGTGTTGCGCGTCGGGTTGCCGCAGACCAACCAGATCCGCTCGGTATCATCGTCGGTCAGCGCGCCCTCGGTCGTCTCCCAGATGATATCCGGGATGGCCGAGGCCTCGTCGTAGATCACCAGGACGCGCCGGCCCTGGTTGTGCAGGCCTGCGAACGCCTCGACCTTGTGCTCTGACCATGGGATCTGGTCAATGCGCCAGGTTTTGGCGTGGGCTTCGTCCGTCGCATAGAGCGCCGTTGCGGTCAACGTGAAAAGGGGGACCAGAAGCGAGGCCAGCCGATACCACTTTGAAATCTCTGCGAACGTCTTGGTCCTAAGCTGTATCTCGGTGTTGGCCGTGACGACGCCGCGGGCATCGACCTCGGTGGAAAGTGCCCAGAGCGTGATCCATGAGACCAAGGCGGACTTGCCGGGACCATGACCGGAAGCAATGGCGAGCTGCAGGGCCTTATCGCGGCTGAGGCCCTCCTTGATTGCCGTCAGGATATCGCGCTGCCACTCGTCAGGGCCGTCATGCTCGAGCAGCGGGCCTTCTTCGCCCCATGGGAAAGCTTCCTGGACGAAGAGCGGCGGATCGGCCGACCAACGGTGAAGCCACTCAGCGGCTTCCTCGATGACGTTACGCATCTTCATTCCTGCTATGCACCTTCGTAGTGCATTATGTCATTGACGCGCGCACCTTGAGGGTGTATATTGTCGTCATCAACCCAGGAGGACGACATGAAAGCGATCATCAACGGACTGCGCTACGATACGGAAAAGGCCACGCTGATCGGTGAGAGCGGCTACTGCGGTTCGCGATCAGACTTCCAATGGTGGGAAGCCGTCTTGTATAGGACGCCTCGCTCCGGCCGCTATTTTCTCGCTGGTCACGGCGGGCCGATGACCCGATGGGCGACCTCGACCGGCCTCAATAGCTGGACGGGCGGAAGCGGTATCAAGCCGCTCGACAAGGATGACGCGCTCGAATGGGCTGAGCGGAATCTGACGACGACAGAAGTCGAGGCTGGCTTCGGCAAGGTTATTGAGGACGCGTGAGCCTCTTCCCTTCCCCTCACACATACGGAGACGAGAGATGAGCTACAGCACAATTTACGATATGGCGCGCGGCTACACAATCACTGATGGCATCCAGTCTCAGCGAATTTGCGACGCCACAATTAATACTGCCCGCTCGATTGCACACGAGAAAGGCCGCAGTGTCATCGTCGAGGACCGTGGCACAAATGAATGCTACCGAGTCACGCCATCAGGGTTGAAATGGCGGGCTCCGAAATGGTGGATTGCAGGCGACCTCGACGAATGACACCCGAAAATCCTCATCGCATGGAGCAAGCGCCTCGGCCTCACTCAGGCCGGGGCAGTGCTATCCACCCCTGCGCTTGATCATATCGAGCGCCGTAGCGAGCGCGATATTGACATTCACGTCGGCTGTCACGTTTTGCGGGCTCTTGCCGTAGGCACGGTCGAGAATTTCCTTGCCGGCCGCCACCCGGGCGGGGAGGTTCTTGCTCGTCTTAGCGATGATCGCTAGACCAGCGATGATGGCAGGGCCATGCAAGGCCGCTAACTCCTTGATATCGCGTGTCGCTTTATTGGGCACCCCAGGTTTGCGGCCTGCCTTTGCAGGTCTCGGTTCGCCTTTTTTGAACGTCATTTCTGTCGTTTTGTGTTACTTTTTCAACGATATCCGGGATTGTATCGCTCGCGTGGGATGCGCCGCATTTGGATAGCGGGCGGGGTGTCGTAGGCGGTTTCTGGTTCTGGCTGCGCTTCGGCTTCTGCGAGGCGTCGCGCTAGAATGTCCGCAGGATCGACTGGGGCGGCACTAGAACGTTGTTCATGGTCTAATGGCTCGTCGTAACCCTGCGGCTCGAGATCGGGCTGTGCGGGCTCGCTAGGTGGCATATTTTCGAAATGAGCTTGGGACTCGAACGGCCTGATGGGTGCCGGTGCCAGCCATGGGGCCACAGTGGCGGGCTCGGTTTCGAGCTCTCCGCTGATCGCGCGCTTGATCATCATCCGTACCCATGTGGCCATGTCGCATCCGATGCGCTCGGATTCGGTGGCGAGCCATGCGTGGTCTTCGGCTGAGATGCGGATGACGACGCGATAGTCTTTCGGCATCTTCAGTGCCTCAAATGCAAAACGCCCAGTGGCTTTTGGCCCCGGGCGCGACATGTTCAGAGTGCATTTACCGCGCAGATACCGTAATTCTGGCGGGTTGTCAAATTGCGCCTTCTGGGGTCGACCGACCAGAGGCGGTGGAGGATATTCAGGGCGAGGCGCGCGTTGCCTACGTCTTGGCCGAAAGGCTCGACATCCATGAGGCAAATGCGGCTGAGTGCCGATGTGCCTGTGTAGAGCAAGCCATGATCGGCGAGGGCTGACATGGCATCGTGCCATTGGCGCTCGGTCTCGAATGCGCTGTCGGGGTCCGGGTCTCCGGCATCGCGGCCTCCGATGCGGGCTGAGATCGAGGCCGAGGGCCAGCGGTATCTGGCGCCTAGCACATCGGTCATGTATCGGGATGCGAGCTGACCGTAGCGCTCTCCGGCCGAGAATTGATCCTCGCTGATTTGCTGGGACAGGCGCAGGCGGCCGAGGACGAAGCCCGCGAGGTGAGAAGTTTCGCCTCTTCGGTGCGGTTGCGACAGCACGACTCCCATGATCTTGTCCCTCTGCTCAGGCCTCGATAGGCGTTGCGTATCGCCGCTGGCTTCGCGCTTTGCGAGAGCGGCCCTGCGGCGTCCGGCACGGCTCATGCGTCTAGCCTTTGGGCTTCGTCGCCTTCGTCGGTGATCATGCCCAAATGGCCCATCAACTTGATGGTGAGCTCGGCGATCTCTGCCTCATCGAGTTCGGCGGTTGCGAAGGCCCGCCCCTGCTTGTCAAAGAGGTGGAACGTCACGCTATCGCAGCATTCGCAGACGGAAACGCCAAGGTTGGCGGCTTTTCGTGGGTTGCTCATCCCCGCTCTCCGTTGTCGTGATCCGGGAGGCCGGTGCGCGAGCGTGGCAATGCCATCAGCCGCTTGAGGTCATCCGCCAGCTCTGGTCCAATCGGCTTTGCGTGGGCAAGCTTCTGCTCGGCCTCGGCTGGCGTCATGGTGTTTGGCAGACGCCTTTGCGGATCGCCGTGCGAACGTAATTCAGCCGCGCAGTCCTCGAGGCGCTTCACGTCCTCCGCTCGCATGGCGGCCTGATCGGCTTGCCAACGCTCTCGCTCATCGAGTTGCCGTTGTCGGCGCTCGAATTCTACAGCCCGGCGCTCGGCTTGCCGGCGAGGCTCCATAGCGGCTTCGCAAGCGTCACGGACCTCGCTCAAGGTCGGTAGGAACTTGACTTTGCCGGCAATACCGGTGCGAGGATCTGTGACAAACGCCGCAACGTCATCGGGATATCCATCCATGATCGCCGCGACGGCGGCGACATAGGTCTCCGGGTCTTCCGCATCACCTTTGCGAAAGCAGCCGAGGAGCACCCTCGCCCGTTCCAAGGACCGGCTTGGGGCCGAATGTGACGCCACCGTCAATGAGCCTGTCAGCGGCGGAAACGACTGACTTATCTCTTTGAATGCCATTGGTTTTTCCTGTCGGCTTTAGAATTCGAGAGACAAGCGCTATCGGATCTCCACTGCTATGCGAGCGAGCCCTGATTATCGCCGCCAAGACGCCGACAGCATCGTTTCCGGTGTCGCGCATCCATCGGCCGATATTCGACCTCGACGAGCGCTCCTCGACGCCAAGCGCCATCAGCGCTTCAAGGCCTTCCGCCCAAAGTCTATCGACAGGATCAGCCGGATAGCTCAACGGCGGCGCGTCAGCGCTGCCCGAGCCTCTTGGCTCGGAAGGTGGGGGATAAGGGGGGGGTCCGGGGGGGGATGGGGGAGGGTGCGGAGTGTCACGCGATGTAACAACAGGTAACGGGATGTCACGCGCGTCACGCGTTACAGGCGTTACATTCGAAGACTTGTCGCGCTTTCTCTTGCGTCTCTGACGTTGCGCTCCTGATAGCCTCTTGGCCGCAAGACGAGCTGCCTCCATTGCTAAACGTTCGGCCTCGTCAGCCTTAACCGCCGCGGCGATCTGCTCCCGGGAGCAACCGGACGCCAACATGGAATCGATGACGGCTGACAGGCTCATTGGATCATTTCCCCTCCTCGCACTTCTCGCATCTGCGGACGCGCTCGCCGTTATCGCGCTTCCAGACGATGCTGCATGCCTGCCGGCAGGTGTCGCACAGCATGTCCTTGCGCCATGCCTCCATTTGAAATGCCGGTGGCAGGACAGGCTCAAGGTCGAGGCGCGGCCCGTCCCAGCCACGTACAACGGCTCTGGCGCGCGACATCAGGCAACCTCCGCAAACATTTCTGATTGGGCCGCATCGGATCGATCGAGCATGCGCAGGACGGTCTCGCCCTTGTGAGCCTTATCCCAGACGAACCAGCCATTGAGCATTGGTGGCGCACCTTGGCCCGTGAAATCGATCTTCCACCGCATGAGGTAGACGCGGGCCGGCGGATGAAGATGCCAGAGGCGCGCATGGCCGCCAGCGCCGGGCCACGACCAGCTGAAGAGTAGCGCCATGTATTCGACGCCGAGTTCGTCTAGAGCGTGGAATATCCATCGGCCCTTGCCGTCTCGCCAATTGCACTCGGCAAAGGGTGGATTCGTCACAATGGCAGGCGCGAGGGGCCTGTCGAAATCGTAGAACGAGCGAATCTCGGCGCCACATCCGCGGTCGATCAGATCGCTGCCGAAACACATGTGGCCGGCGCGTTCTATTTCCCGCACAACGGCGCCATCTCCGGCGGCTGGTTCCCATATTATCGGGAAGTCACGCAGCCTTTTGCCTTCAGCCGCTAGCAAAGCTCTAACGGGCTCAGGCGGTGTTGGATAGAATTCATCCGCCTCACGCTCAAGGTATGAGGCCTTTGCGTAATGACCTCCGAGGTCATGGTGACCAACTACTGCAACCGGCCTCGATGCCTTACCCGTGGCGCGGAATAGCCCGCGCGCGCTCACGGGACGGGCGGCAGCTTCGCTCACGCGACCTTAGCCTTAGGCAGCGCAACGCCGGCATCGGTGAGTTGCCGCAAGCCCTGCTCGAGGTCGCCGCCGACCGCCTCGGCGCGCTGATGCTCTAGCTCGGCGAGGCCGCGGGACTGCTCCTCGACGCGCCGGGCCTGGTCGTTGGGGCTCATGTATTCCAGCGCGGCCGGGCCGGACGTGACGGCTTGCACGTAGCGGATGGCTTCGCGCAGAAATACGTCCTTGAGCTTCTCTTCCTCGGGGCCGGACACTAGTCTATTGGCCATAATGCGGGCCAGCTGCCCCACACCATCAGAAATAATGCCCTTTGCCACCAGTGTGCGAATTTCGGTCGCGCGGCGCTCGATATCGTCGAGCTTGGTGACGTTTCTTGCGGCAGTGATCGGGTCGGCGCCCATGTAATTTCTCCTTGGGTGTTTAAGTAACGGATCGTGACGATAAGTTTCATCTGAGTAATTCGAATTTTGAGGGCGGGGTCATCAGGCTCGTCCGCCACCAGGGCAGCGCGGAGAATGTGACGGGCACGGCCTGGACGACGGTGCAGCGATCTACGGTATCGTCCATACGACGAGCAGAAACAGGGCGAATATCATCGTGCCAGTTAGAACGAAGTTGATGGTGTTTTCCATGATGGTATCCGTGCCAATCGTAGGCATAGCGATGATGTCGCGCCTCGGCCGGAGTTGCCGCGAGCACGAGCGCGCAAAGGGCGGCGGCGCGGATCATGCGGCCGCCTCGGCATGCTCACGGGTCGATATACCAAGGGCATGTAGATCGCGCCTGGCGTCGTCTATACTGCGTATGATTGCGTAAGGAACGTCCATGTCGTCGAGGCGTGCCAGCATGTCTTCCTGGGCTAAAGAGAGCTTGCCGATTCCGGTCTTGATTTCCCAAAAGGCACAGCGGCCGCCGGGAAAGACGAGGACGAGATCGGGAATTCCGGCAACCACACCAGTCCAACGCATGAGGGCCGCCTCGGCCTTGGTGCGTAGCCCGCCATTCGGCACGGCGAAGCAAAGCACCTGTGGCGCAACGAGGCGCACCCAGGCGACTACGCTGGCTTGGATGCGAGCTTCGGCGTTTCTCGCCACGGCTCACCCCTCGTCCGTTGTCTTGCGTGACCAAGGCTTGGAGAGGGGCTCGAGATCGCCATAGTCAGGCTCAGGAAGCTTGGGCTTGTCGCGCAGCATCATCGGCGCCGCGATACAAACCGCGAGGATCACGAAGGCCAGTATGCCGGCCGTTAGGTTGAGCGACGTCACCATGGCTTGCGATCCTCGTCCGCTACAGCCTCGATGGCACATTCGAACATGATGAGATTCACAATCAGCCACCATTCAACAATGTGCAGGAAGGTCATGGCTTTGCGGCCCGCTTATAAAGCCGAGGTCCGCCAAAGTATTGATGAAAGGTCGCCCGCCTCTCATTAACAAGTAAACGCAGGGCATTGGACACAGTGCTCTTAGCCCACATACCCATGCGTTCATGGACCTCGCGAAGAGGACGCCCCGTGTCGTCGAGAGCACGCTCGACATCGTTCTTAAGCTGAGCGCTAAGTTCGGTCATGGCTTCACTTTCTCGTCCATAGCCTCACCCACCAAAGCTTTAGTCGATGCCAAAGAATGGTGATCAATCCCGGCAATGGTTTCCGTGATTCTAAGTTCATGTTGCAGTGCCCTGAACTGCCTCAGCCGCGCATCTTCCCAAGCGGCCTTTATGCGGAAGTATATTGAGGTCATCACGTCCTTGGGAGGCCGATACCGTAATGACCATAATGTATTGAAGGATATGCCGTAGCGCGCTTCCAGGCGCCGCATGGCAGGCTCCGTATCTCCAGGTCCTCGGCTCTCGCGCTGAATAAGCTCGCGAGCCCAATCCCTGGCTTCGTCGCGATACGCCGCGTCAGACACTTGACGATCCCGCAAATTCATTTTGCGCACGTTGCAGCTCCATCCGTGTTTGCTTGGGACACGAAAAGAGTTGCGTATGTTCATTTCCCTGGAGATAGCCGCGCGACGGATCTTGCAGGATCTTGCGCGGCATAGACGTGTCGATGTTAAAGCGACGGAAGCAATTCGGCCCATGGATGAAGAGAAGCCTAGCAAGCTGGCGCCGTCCATCGGCATCCATGGCGTTAGAGGGTTCCTCGTTGGACGGCCGGATAGTGCCGGGAGCAACAACAGTGGTGGCAGGATCGGCAGAGATTACGGTGGGTAATTCGGCCTTGGGTGGTATCGATCGAGGCAGCGGCGGGAGGCTTTCGAGGTCACGCCAAGGTTTCTTCATCGCGTGCCATATAGTGGAATGGTCCTTGTGCAGGTAACGACCTATCCTTGACAGGCCCCAGTGAAGTTCGCCGTGAAGCGTCTTTGCGACTCTATTCCTGATCTCGACGATGTGAGGCAGACGGCTCCCGCCGAGAATGTCCTCAGGCGTCACCTCTGTTCCCCTGCACATGCTCCACATGATCTGCCGCGCCGAGCGGTACGGTCCAAAGGCCGTCGGTGCTAACCCCATCGCTCATACTCCCATCCATGTGACGATCATGAAACCGAACATGAAAGCCTCAAGCAGGCGTGCGAAGCTCATTCTGCGGCTAAGCAATTGATGCAATGCAAAACACGGTGACGTGTGCATTTTCGAACTTGACGAATTGTGTCTCATACGTGACACTCCGTCCCTTCGCGCCCGTATATGACAGGCGCGTGGGGAGGACCCACCGTGGCAAAGTTTGCGGAAAATGCGGCGCATCGGCCGCTCGTCGAACCTATGCCTATCGCACCTATTTATGCGGACGGCCTCGCCGAGGTCATCATCGCCAATGGGCGCGTGACCTACGTGCATTATATCTGGCAGCCGACCTATTACGGGGATGGCATCCCTATCATGGAGCGCGTTATCATCGCCAAGGTGACCATTCCGATCAGTGCCATCGAGGAGAGCCGAGTCATCGCGGCTCTGGCATGGAAGAATTACGCCGCCGACGCGGATATGGGCCCCAGCATGGGGAACTGCTGAGGTCACGCAGCCTCTCCCCGCATCAGATCAGCAAACTCAACGAGGTCAGGCCGAAGCTCGGCCGGCGATATTCCCGTTTTCTCGCTAATCGAAGAAACGAGACTTTGATCGGGGCGGCGCTCTCCGCTTTCCCATCGCGATATAGTCGCCTTCGACACGCCCAGATCTCGGGCAAGCTCCGTGCGACTGATTTTCAGCCGTTCGCGGTATTCGGTAAGAGCCTTTATCCCTTGCATAAGGCAGCTTGTTACCAGATCGGCAACAACCGCGCAAGCATTATTTGTTGCCGATGCGTCAAACGCCTTTGCAGCTTAGCTTTGCTAGGTTGCCGGCATGGCAACGAAGCCCCGATCCGTGCGTTGGCACCTGCACATTGATGAATGGATGGCCTTCCGCGGCCTCAGCGACGAGGACGTTGCCGAGAAGCTAGGCGTGGCGCGCGAAACGGTTTGGCGCTGGTCCAATGAGCAGCACCGACTAAATCCTGACAAGATGGCTAAGCTGGCGGCCGTTCTAGATATTACCGCGCCACAACTCTATTACCCGCCAGGCCGGCGAAGCATCGATGCGATCTTGACCGGGGCTGACAAAGAAACTCACGACGCGGCCGTGGATATCGTGGCTAGGCTCGTTCTGCGGCAATAGCCCTTCTTTCGGTAACCCATAAATCATTGAATTAATTCTGCAACTCATTTTGTTGCCGATGCGGTAACGATTTTTCTTGCATCGATGTTGCCGATACGGTAACACTCTCCTCGCCGCCTGACACGCAGCACGCAGGAGACACGCAATGTCCACCCTTATCCGCACACAGCTTCTCGCCTCGCTCCGCGCAAGCGTGCAGGAACTCGACGGGAAGATCGAGCGCGCCGAATTCGAAGTATCAAGTTGTTTCGAATCCCAATTCCGACGCAAGTACGTCCTCAACGATAAGCGCAACGAACTGCGCGCGTTGCACGATGAGCGCGACGCGCTGATCGCCAAGATCGAAGAAGCCGAAGAAGCCGACGATCTGATGTGGTCTTTAGTGTGCGCCATCCAAGACGCCTATGACGGTGAGCCGCTGACGGTAGGCTCATTGCAGGCGCAGCTTGATAATTACGGCCTCATCGTCAGCTGGAAGCCGGCGACCATCATCGAGACGGAGCACTCCGCTGTCGGCGGCGAAAGCGCACTAACGCTTAAGGATACGCGCTCCCTCGCAGAGCAGCGCGCGTCGTTTAAGCGGCTGAGATCGACGATTGCGGGATGGAGAGGGAAGCCATGAACAAGGGCAAGAAGCTCGCGCCACGGTCTCGCGGGATGGGCGCCAAGGCGTGGGCAAAGCACCTTCGCCGTGAAGGCGGCCCAACGATCAAGATCAAAAACCCCGATCGATACCTGAACGCGCACGCAAGGCGCCGCGTGGCATTGCAGGAGGCGAAACCATGACCCTGGCGCGCTTTATCCTCACAACCTCGATCGAGGCAATCGGCTTGGCCGTATTCATTATTGGCCTCTCTGTCTTGGTGACGATCTTTGCTCCCGGAGGGGTGTAATGTTGACGCCCTACGCTCACACTCGCAAATACCGCACCACCCACAACAAGTTGCGCGCTGCCCTCAAGCCGATCCCGCGCGACCGGCTCGACGCCGCCATAGCCGCAGCCGCGCGGCGGTTCTACTGGCAGGCGGTCATCATCGACGCGATCGGGCTGGCGCTATTTATCGGCGGCTGGCTCATCGTGTGGAGCGCAACGCCATGAACCACGAAGGGCGATACATCAACTTCCATTTGAGGGATCAGATCCCAGGCCGCGAAACCAGCATCTGGTACGTGCACACTAAATCAGGTGAGGCACTAGGATATATCAATTGGTATGGCCCTTGGCGCAAATATTGTTTCTATCCAGGACCGGGTAGCGGCTTCGAGGAAGTCTGCATGCGCGAAATCAGCGACTTCATCGTGGCCCGCACCAAAGAGCACAAATCCAAGTCCAAGGAGATCGCGGCATGAACGCAGTCGTCAAACTCGAAGAAGAGATTATGCCATCTGGAGCTGTGATGGTCACCCAGACTTCTGCATTCTTGCAGATGATCGAGCGCGCCTCTCGTGATCCCGCCGTGGACATCGTTAAGTTCCGCGAACTCATGCTGATGAAACGCGAGGTCGAGATGCAGGCGGCCGAGCGCGAGTTCGACAACTGCATGGCAGACGCGCAGTCAGAAATGCGTCCTGTCGTCAGGGACGCCAACAATCCGCAGACGCGAAGCCGATACGCCTCGTATTTCGCGCTCGATACCGCTCTTCGCCCGATCTACACGAAGCACGGATTCTCGCTGTCATTCTATAGCGGCGACGGTGCGCCGGAAGGACATTTGCGCGTCTGCTGCAAGGTCGCACACCGCGGCGGCCACACTGAGCGCCCGCACATTGACATGCCAGCCGATGGCAAGGGAGCCAAGGGCGGCGATGTGATGACCAAGACTCACGCGACCGGATCTGCCGCAATGTATGGTCGGCGCTACCTGCTCTCGATGATCTTCAACATCGCGACCACGGATGACGATGGCAATGCGGCTGATAGCAGCCCCGTTTCCGTGTCCGATGAGCAGGCCTCGCAGATCACGGCGCTCGCGCTCGAAGTCAAAGCTGACATAGCCAAGATGCTCAATCACTTCAAGGCAGAGAGCATCAGCGATATTCGCGCCGCAAAATTTGCGGAGGTGATCGGCATGCTCAATGCCAAGAAGGCGGCCCGCGCAAAGGAGCCACAACCGTGAACGATATCGTGCAGGGCACGCCTGAATGGTTTGCTGCGCGCCTGGGCAAGGTCACGGCTTCTCGCGTAGCGGACGTGATCGCGATCACGAAATCAGGCTTTGGCGCGTCGCGGTCAAACTATATGGCGCAGCTCGTCGCCGAGCGTCTGACGGGCGTCCCAACCGAAAGCTTCACAAATTCTGCCATGTCTTGGGGCACGGAGAAAGAGCCAGAAGCTAGAAGCGCCTACGAGTTCATGCGCGACGCCGAAGTCGTGGAGATCGGCTTCGTTCAACACCCGACGATTAAGGACTCGGGTGCGAGCCCTGACGGCCTCGTGGGGGAGCACGGCATGGTCGAGATCAAGGCGCCCCTTACCGCAACCCACATAGATACCCTGATCGGCAAGGCGATAGACAAAAAATACGTCGTCCAGATGCAATGGCAGATGGCGTGCGCGTGCCGGGCATGGTGCGACTTTGTGTCCTATGATCCGCGGTTGCCCGCAGCGATGCAACTATTCGTGCAGCGGGTGCGGCGAGATGACGTGATGATCGCTGATCTTGAAAAGAGCATCCGCGCCTTCCTCGCCGAGTTGGACGAGAAGATCGCGAAGCTCAATTCGATCTACGGTGCGCCAGAGCCGACAAATCTTCTGATGGCGGGTTGAGTCATGGGACGCGCTCTCATCGTCCTCCACGGGCCGCACGACCGTATCAAGGCCACGTCGTGGATCGGCAAGGCTCCTCCGGGGACGCGCGTCGAATTCAAGGCATCTAAGCGGACATTGCCGCAGAACGCGTTGATGTGGGTTTTGCTGACTCATATCTCCATCCAGAAGGAACACTTTGGTCGTAAGTACTCGCCCGACGACTGGAAGATCATCTTCCTCAATGCGCTAGGCCGCGAGACGCGCTTCATTCCTTCGCTAGACGGCACCGGGTTCATTCCGATCGGACAGAGTTCCTCCGACCTCTCCAAAGAGGAGATGACGGATATGATCGAGCTTCTATTTTCCTGGGGCGCGCAGAATGGCGTCAATTTCGCTGACGACGCGCGAGAGGCCGCATGATGCGCCGCGAATTCTCCAAAGCCGTGAAGGTCGCGCGCCTACGTCACGCCACGCGCGACGGCATCATCCGCTGCGAGGGCTGCGGCGTCATGGTCAAGCCCGGGCAGTTCGCGTTCGACCACGATGACCCGGACGGGATGACCGGAGAGCCGACATTCGATAACTGCCGCCTGCTGTGTGTGGCCGGCGATGATAGCTGCCACGGGCGTAAGACGAAGGTCGATCAGGCCGACATTGCCCGCGCGAAGCGGCTTGAGGCAGCGCATGTCGGTGCCAAGCCCGCGCCATCCGCCCCAATTCGGTCGGCCGGATTCCGCCCCACCCAGCGCACGCTCGACCGCAGCAAGCGTGCGCCTAAGCAAGCGCTGCCGCCGAAACAGCTTTACAGGTGAAGAGATGGGTTATTTTCCAAATGGAACCTCTGGCGAAATCTACTACGAAGAATGGTGCTCGCGCTGCCTTCACAATGGCGAGCCAGACACCCTATGCCCCATCTGGAGCGCTCACCTGATACTAAACTACGATGAATGCAACAAAAAGGACAGCATTCTTCACATGCTCATTCCGCGCGATGGCATCGAAAACGGCAAGTGTCGGATGTTTGTGGATAAGGGTCTTTTGAGCAATCTCGCGCTTCAGAAATACAAATCAGACGAGGCGGAAGCGCCATGACCGACACCGAGAAGCTGAAAGCGGCGATCGACGCCATAACGGCATACCTAATTGACTATCCCATCGGAACGACAAGTCGCGCTGCCGCTATGGACATCCTCCTCGACGCCGCCCGCCTCGTGTACGCGGCACGGAGCGCGCCGGGCGAGGTCACGGCAGCCTGCGAAGCCTACCAGCGTATATTTGTGGTCAAGCTTAAACCGGAACGAGCCGCTGTTGCTCTTGCCGCTGCGGCTCTGTGGAGAGAAGTGAACGCCTCATGACCGACACCGAGAAGCTGAAAATTACAGGAATGCGCGCCGCCCTTCTCGCCGCCAAGCTCCACGGCGGGACGGGAGAGAGGTGGCAGCTCGTGCCGAAAGAGCCAACTGAGGAGATGGGTCTTGCTGGTTGTAAATCCAGTGGTTGGCCGAATGATGTTTATCGCGCCATGCTCGCCGCTGCTCCGTCCTCCTCCCTCCCGCCCTCGGACGCGCAGGTGAGGGAGACATTCGACGCCTGGACCGACGCAGAATATACCCCACACCGCATCTCGATCCCACTCGCTGGCGAGACGGTGGAGTCAATTGCGAAGATAGTCGCCGAGCACATCCTAGCTCACCGCCACAGCCGCCTTGTTGACGAATGGGACGCTGGCGCAACGGCGATGCGCGAGGCGTGCGCAGCGGAATTAGATCGCGTTGGCAACGCCCAACAAATATACTGTGAGAACATCGAGGATGGATTAATCACAGACTATTACGCAGCCAATATCCGCTCCCTCCCTCTCCCCGCGAGGCCGAAATGAACGAAGCATCACTCAAAAGGCTACTCATCGCCCAATGCCTAGAGGCAGGTGGTCTATCGGCTTGGGCACGCAAAAATGGAGTGAGCAAAAGCATGGTTAGCGAATGCCTGAAAGGAAAGCAGAATGCACCTCCGTCGATACTTAGAGGGCTTGGGCTTATTCGCGTCGTGACTTACGCGAGGCCGAAATGACCGAGCGCACAGAGCGGGAGGCGGTGGCGCAAATCGTTGCGGAAGCACGAGATCGACCAGACATAATGGCGATCCATATTGCCGACATCATCCTCAGGGAGCACATAGATCCGCTCCGCGCCGCCCTCAAGGAAGCGGAACGGGAGCGGGACTACGCTCGCACGCTAACGGAGGAGGCCGGCAGACTTACGATCGCCGCCGAATCCCGCGCCTCCGCCCGTGAAGCGCTGCTCGCGGAGTGCGAGGCAAAGATCAAAGCCGCATTCAAAGCTGGCTGGAGAGTGAACGCAATCGAGGCCGGTGACGGAGAAGATCAACAGCCGGCCGAATATTTGGATAAATGCGAGGAAGTCGATTGGCTGGAATACGCCAAGTTACACGCGCGCAAGGGAGACGCAGATGCGTGAGCTGACGGATGCTGAGCGCGAACAGATCGACGACCACATGTCCAGCGATGATGAATGTTGGAACTGCGGTGGCGAAGGCTACGTCTATAATTGCTTTGAGGAATATGCCTGCGTCAATCCGGAGGACGGGTGCGATGAATGCATGAGACGCTGTGATGTTTGCAATGCACGCCCGATGCGGCTTGGGGCGACCTCGTGAGCACGCGCGAGCTTCTTCATATCCCGAAGTCGGTCATCAAGGCGTGGGCGCGCCGATCACCAAAATGGGCGTGGCGCGATTATCTGACCGCGGAAGAGACGGCTATTTTAGATAGGGCAGACGCGGCGAAGGCAGAATGGCAGCGCTTAAACCGAGAGAGAGCTTCGATAACTAATCGCGCAATCCAGCGAGCCAAGGCCGATGCCGCGCGCACGCCTGAGCGGGGAGAGCGGACGTGAGCACGCAGCAACGTGTCGTCGTCGATCCTAGACGCGCGCTCAACCGCGAGGAAGCCGCGAGCTACGTCGGTATCGGCGTAACGATGTTCGATGAGCTCGTGCGCGAGGGATCGCTACCGCAACCCGTGCATATCCGCTCGAGGAAGGTTTGGGACATCCGGGCGCTGGACTTGGCATTCGACAAGCTTACGGGGCAGAATACGGTCTCAGCAAATTCGTGGAGCGATATATGACCCGCTTCAAGCTAAAATACATCCACGCCTATATCGACCGGCACGGGCATGCGCGCCACTATTTTCGCCGCCGTGGCTCGCCGAAGGTCTCGCTGCCGGGCTTGCCGGGTTCTAGCGAGTTCATGGCCGCCTATCAGGCAGCGCTCGATGGCATCCAGAAGCCACAGAAACGAGCGGTGAGGCCGATCGCTCCCCGAGGCAGCATCGAGGCCCTCGTGACGGACTATCTTGCCTCTGCGGGTTTCCTGGGGCTCAAGCGTCCATCCCAGAGAGCTTACCGCGGCATCCTCGATCCGTTCCGTGCAGAGCATGGGCACCGGCTCGTCAAGGACTTGAGCCGCGATATCGTGAAAAAGCTATTTGCCTCAAAGGCGGCTACACCTAGCGGAGCTAACAATTTCCTGGCTGTCCTGCGCGTCCTTATGGAGTTTGCCGTCGATGAAGGCTATCGCGACGACAATCCTGTTGCCGGAATTAAGCGCATCAGAATCCGGAGCGGCGGCTATCACCCATGGACGGATGAGGAGATCGAGCGATTTGAGCAACACTGGCCGATCGGCACAAAGGCGCGTCTAGCATTCGCCTTGCATCTCTACACTGGGCAGCGCCGCTCAGACGTTATCCGCATGACGTGGCGGGACATCGTGACCCGAGAGGAGGTGATGCCAGCTGACACCAACGCCAGGACCAATTCTGACACTAGCCCCCGCCGGCAATTAGCGCTGAGCGGGGGCGCGATCCAAATTAAACAGGCCAAAACGGGCAAGCGCCTGCGCATCCCGATCCACCCGAACCTCGCCGCAGCGCTCGATGCTGCGCCCCGCGAGCATATCGCAATCCTAACCACGCAATACGGCCGACCGTTTACGACGGACGGCTATGGCGGGTGGTTCGCGAAGATGGTGCGTCGGGCCGGCCTTCCCAAGGAATGCGCCTCGCACGGGCTCAGGAAGGCCGCTGCGCGCCGTCTAGCCGAAGCCGGTTGCACCGCCCACGAGATCGCCGCCATCACCGGCCACGCCTCATTGAGCGAGGTCGAGCGCTACACACGAGACGCCAGCCAGGACAGGCTTGGCGAGACGGCTATAGGGAAATTGAAATGAGCTCAATATTTGAGGAGCGCGTGGCGATGGCGATTGCTGACGCTTCGGAGCCTTGGAGACTCGGACAACAGACCGATGCTAAGGCGCACTACTTCGCTCTTGCCAGAGCCGCCATCGAGGCCATGCGCGAGCCGACAGAAGAGATGCTTCAGTGCGGCTTCGATACTCATCAAAGCTGGAATTTGGGCGATAAGGACGATCTAGCCGCCGCTTGGAGAGGCATGATCGACGCTGCAATCGGCAAGCTGAGCGGGAGCGGTAAATGAGCATTGAACCAACACGTCGGCAACTTGAGCGCATCGAGGAAAGACGGGCATCCGGTCTGTTTCCGATCAAATCGGCTCCGCTGCGCCGGTCTTACGCGCGACGCGATGTGTGCCCCGAATGCGGTGGAGAACTCGATACGGGATGGGAATGCAATGACTGCAATTACGACGCCCGCGATGAAGCATATCCGCCAGACGTGCGCGAGGCCGAAGCAAGCGGGAGCGGTAAATGAGCGACAGAAGGCGCAAGCAGATATCGGATCAGTGCAAGGCCATAGCCCATATGGCAACTGTCCTCGCACAAGTCCATTCCGACTACGCCTCGATATTCGAGACCAGCGATGGCGGTCTTGAAGGTTGCGAGGACATGGTGGGAAGGCGAACCACGTTCTTCATGGAGCAACTCGGCGATATGTTGAACGCCACCGATACAGTCACAGACGAAGATGAGTGGATCAACCCGATCCTTGAGGAAGCCCAGCGTCTATGGCCGACAAAGGTAGACACTATCGCCAAAAAGCCTTGAATCTCAGTGAGTGGTTTCTACCGGGTAGCCTGAAAATTATGCAAATATTTCAACGAAACCTTAGAACTCCTTGTTCTTCGACCCCCATGTGTCAATGATAGTAACCAATTGTAATTGCATTATGTTTTCTACGGGTGAGCCAGTTGAAAATCGGGTGAGCCAATTACGCTCTCGAACCAGAGGAAAAAATGAACCGCCTTAAGACCAACGACATCACCGCCAGGAGGCTAAAATTCATCCACAGCTACGTGGATCGACACGGGCATCCTAGGCACTACTTTCGCCGCAAAGGACACGCTCGCGTCGCGCTTCCTGGCGGCTATGGATCGCCAGAGTTTTTAGACGCCTATTGGCGATACGTAAAAGACCCTGGAGCTCTGAGTCAGCCGCGCGCGGCATCACTTTTTGTGCGGGAGAAGCCACCCAAAGGCGAATGGGTTTATTTCCTGAGGGTCGGAGACCGCATCAAAATAGGGAGATCCACCACCCCGGGCGGCAGGATCAGCTCATTGAAGACGGGTCTACCAATGAAGATCGATGCCTTCGTGGTCGTGCGTGGATCTCCGGCTGACGAGAAGCGGCTTCATGTCTTCCTTAACCGCTTCCGCGTCGAAGGAGAATGGTTCAAGGCGGCTGAGCCCGTAATAGGCACGATGATGCGTTGTCTTCGGTTCGCCAAGGTCGTGCTCGACCAATGATCCCCTCCCTCCCCGACAAGAGCATATCATGACCGATTGGAACCCGATCGAGACCGCGCCGAAGGATAGGTCACTTTTGCTGTTCGGCGAAATGAAGCCGTTTGATGGCTTAATCGGCCTTGACGGTCCCATTATCTTCACAGGCTATTGGGACTCGATTGACGAGGCGTGGTGTAGCTCAGGATCGACGTGGCTTGGCCCATTTTATCGCCCCACGCACTGGCAACCACTTCCCGCCCGCCCATCTCCCCCCGAGAGCGCCAGATGAGAAAACGTGACTGCGGACGCATCATCCACGATTTGTGCGACTTGGACGTCTCTCTGCCTTATGCCCTGATTAGATTCAAGTCAGCGTATGGCCGATCTCCTAATTTTGAGGTCATGTTACGGGGACTTTTGCTCGCCAGATTGGTGCATCAAAAGATCCGAGAGGAGCAATATGGTCCCTATACGGGTGATGAAGATCGCCTGTGGATCTTGCCGGAACTTGATCGCCTTGATCCCCCCTCCCTCCCCGACAAGAGCGACACATGACCAAACAAAAGCTCGAACAACGCGCCGCTTGGTACACCTGCCAGCTTGAGGACGGTCCGCTCTACTATTTCGCGCCGGCCGAGCGAACCGCGCCGCCCTATAAGAGGCAAATCGAAGTCACGGCGATCGTAGACATCGCCAGTGACGGAACCATGGCAGGAGTCGAATTGGTTTGGGGCGACTTACCTCCGCCGCCTCGTCCCTCCCTCCCCGACAAGAGCGGCGGATGAGCTATGATCCGGATATGTTTGTCCTGGTGTCTTACCGTCAAATATGCCGGCACCACCAATGCAATCCTAGCACTCCGCTTGCCGGATGCACATGCTCATCCGGCTTTGTCACCCGGATGCTAAGCCCTAATGAGGTGGCTCGCATCAAATCCGAGAGACGAGATCGTGACGATAAGGCAGAGCTTATAAACGCCATGCGCATCATCGATCGCCACGGCTACCGTGTCACGAAGCGCCGCAAACGGAAGGACGCCCCATGACTGACACGCCATCCGCCCATGCTGGTCTGATCGCGAGGCTGCGCGCTGCCGCCGTGCATGTCGTCACCTATGGAGCAGGAGGCGGGAGCAAAGATTCCTCTTCATATCGTTATGAGACGCCGAGCAAGGTTCAGATACAATTGCCGCTTCTTGCCGAAGCCGCCGACGCTCTCGCCGCTGCGGATGCCGATATCGCCCAAGCCCGCAGAGACGCGCTTGAGGAGGCGGCTAAGGTCGTTGCCAATAATCACGGCATGTATGCCGCCAGAGCCATCCGCGCCCTCATCGAGAAGCAGCCATGAAACAAAAAAGGCCCCGACCCGCGTTAAGCGAGCCGGGGCCAGTTAGGGCAGGAGGGATATGCAGCGGAATAGAGCCGCCGCGCTCAGCACGCCGGCCGAGGGTATCGGGCCGACGCGATTCCTTTAATATCTAGCAAATTCTCCAAACATCCTTTTGGCGGCCTCAACATAAGTTGAGTGAGCCTCTTCAGCCGTTGTGAATGTCCCTAGATGATGTGTAATCCCATTAGCCCGAATGCTAGACCCCCATCTATTTGATTTTTTAATTCTATGTGCGCCTTTTAGACCAGCCGAATTTCTTTTAAGTAGTTTCGTGTTGCACCTGTTCTGTGATGCAGTAGCTGCACGCAAATTACAAAATCTATTGTCGCTTCTATCGCCGTTGATATGGTCTATTTCATCGGACGGCCATTTTCCATAAAACCACAACCATATCAATCGGTGTGCAAGATAGTCGCGCTTGTCAATCCTAACGCGCCTATACCCCGTGCTACGATGAATGCTTCCAGCGATGTCGCCAGCCTTCCTGCCACCACTTGGAAATTTTGCCCAAATTAAGATCCCTGTCAGAGACTCGTAACTCAGCATTTCTCGCAACCTTTCGGCCGTGAGCGGCTTGCCTTTGAAGGGATTAGGTCTTTTGATATGGTCAGCCATGACGAGCGCTCCTACGCTTGTGGTGGTTAGAAGCGCGGAAACGGCTCAAACGTCTCCGCGCTTCGCTTCTTATACCACTCCAATAAGTCCTGTAAAATCAGGCAGTCGGCGGAACCGGGATGGCTGCCTCAAGAGCCGCATTATTGGTGTTGATGTTGTCCACGAGAGCCTTGGCCCGCGCAGTGAGGGCTTGCAGCTGGGCAGGAGTGGCACCGGTTCCAGCACCAGTAGCGATCTGGTCGAGCAGGCTCTTGATCTCCGCGGTGTCGGTAGCGGTGTCAGCCGCATTTTTGGACACAGCGGCCTCAAGGGCAGTCATCTGGTCTTGGAGGTCGGAAAGGTCAGTCATGATGGAATCCTCTTTGGCTATGACCATATCGAGCTTCCCGCTGATCACTTTGACTTGTGCACTGAGTTGGGAGAGCCCGCCGAGAATGTCGACACGCTCTCGCACCTGATGCACACCGTCACGGATCTCGAGAAGTAAGGCATGGCTAGGCCCGTCCATTACATTGGACATGTTCCCTCCTTTTGAGGGCTCGTATCCGGCGAGGCTCGCCGAATTCTGTTTGACAACTTGCGAGTGCTAAAGCATGATTGTCACCGTCCCTTGGGGAGAGACAATTAGCTATAGTAAGGCGATCCAACCGCTTTACCCCTTTACAAGGAGGCGATCATGATCCCCGGAGGCTAAACCCTCCACACGGCCCGGCCTCGTGTCGGGCCGTTTGCTTTCAGGGATCACAGCCGCGGCAGATGCTCGGAGGCGCAGCTGGGATGATTACGCGATCGGGAATGCGGCTCTGACGCTTACCGAAACAATTGGGGGTTCGGCAGACCTCCGCCGCCGGCAACAGCAAGCAAGACGTAGATGAGAATCAAGATGCCAAAGATCGCCCAGACGGCATAGTCAATATTCGCGTCCATTCCGGGAAAGAAACGACGGATCACATTCAGCGCGATCCAGATCACTCCACCTAAGATAATTACGCCTATGCATAACCACAAGATGCCCACTGCTAGGTTGATCATCTCAGACCTCCCGTTACTAGCCAGATGATGAAGATCAGCACCAAGAGGCCGCCGATGCCGCCAAAAGGTCCGGCGCCGTAATAGCCCCAATTTGAATGGAACCCGACGCCGCCGAACAAAATTAACAAAATTATTAGAATCACAACCAGGTTCATGATAAAGTCCTTTTCTATGTTCTAGCCCTGGGAGAGGTCGTTGCCTGAGGTTTCTGGAATATACGTAATTCGCAACACGATAAACGGTAAGGTTTATGTGGGGTCTGCAATCAATTTACGCCAAAGATGGTCCGTTCATTTAAAGATGCTACGTCAAGGCGTGCATCACTCGCCGCTTCTTCAGCGATCCTGGACGAAGTATGGTCCCGACGCATTTGTCTTCGAAGTCATCGAACATGTCTCTGATAGAAAAGACCTTATAGCGCGTGAACAGCATTGGATAGACACTCTTAAATCGACCGATCCGGCTAGAGGATTTAACGCATACCCCATTGCAGGAAGCCCCCTCGGGAGCCGGAGATCTGCCGAACAAAGAGCGCTTATGAGTTCGTCCCGAAAAGGCCGAAAGCTGCCGCCCTTTTCAGCCGAACATCGAGCCGCAATAAGCGCCAGCAAAAAAGGCACAAAAGCCTCAGATGAAACCCGAGCGAAGATGAGCGCCCAACGAAAGGGGAAGACGATCGCGCCATTCACGGAAAGTCATCGGTCCGCGATCAGTGCCGGAAAAAAAGGAAAGAAAGTTCCCAAGATAAGCGCTGCGAGATTAGGCACTAAGGCATCAGATGCGACGCGCAAAAGATTCAGCGAGACACGAAGAGGGAAAAAGTTAGGTCCGTTCACGGAGAAGCATCGCGCAAACATAGGGCGCGCGAAGAGAGGCAAGAAGATGATGCTTTCGGAGGAACGCAGGAACGAACTTCGAGCCCTGACTATTGCTAGAAACCGCAGGCGGTCCACCGGAGACCTAAAGGACCAGTTCGCTTTGCCATTCTAGATGGTTCATGGCACGCTCCGATCAATGTGTTGAGTGCAGCGCTCCGTAGACAAGGGCGAGCGTTGCACCAAATGCCCACAAGGTCGCGATCCCGGTCGCGATCCAGCCAGAGAAGTCGCCGATTCCCTTGGCATGCCCCTCGCCGAGCTTGCCAGTTTCCTTCAGCGCGCCAAGAGACAACGTTAGCTTTTCGAGGGCCGCGATCTCACTTTCCTTGTTTGTGGTGATCGCAATTGACATACGGCTTAAGGTATCGGCGAGTTGCGGGTCGGCCGCACTGGATCGGCCGCCACTCTCCCATCGGAATTGCTCGAGCTTGCTCACTCGTGCGTCGAACGTCGCCTGAATTTGGACCAACTGCGTCGAAACAAGAGACGACGTGCTTTGCACCGAGGCGCTAAGCATGTCCGCAATGCGGGTGTCGTATCGCATTCGGAGCTCGGCTAGCTGATCGATCCTCTTGCTTTCGGCCTCGGCTCGCAGCATCTGCAATTTTGACTCCGCGTCCTTCGCGGAGTTCTGCATCTTGCTTTCGTATTCACGGGCCTGGCTAACGTATTTTTCGAGAGCGTCCCTCATCCCATCTTGGTATTTGCTTTCTGCGGCGACGAGATTTAACACATTTTTCGTCGGGTCGATCACGGGCCAGCCGAAAGCATCCACCCCCTTGCCGCGACCGCCCGAAGAGGCAGCACCGTTATCGTCACTCTCTGGCATATGGGCCTCCCCCATTCTCCTGGTTCCTGGCACTGTCTCCTTCTTTCATTGCAAACTTGCGCCCCCTAAGGTCTGTTTAGTCACGATTAGTCCTTTGCAGTCCCCACTGCCCGTCGTTCGCGTTAATGCTATCCTTGGCGAATTGCAGGTGCAGCAACCACAGGGGCCGCTGCAATAGGCACGCTAGGCGTCGTGGAAGGATTAGGGATAGGCGTTCCGGCGGCAGCTGCCGTCATCATGCCCAGCCGGTTCTGGATGACCTCGACTGCCTTGGCGATGTTGTCTTTCGAGCCGAGGGTCGTCAGCGTATCGCCGAAGTTCTTCGCGAGCGTGTCTGCGGCATCTGCCACGATGGCGTTATGCACGTCGACCGTGAGTTCGCCAGGCTTGATCTGAAGGCGGCTGATCGCACCGCCGATCGCCGTCTGAGCACCGGCTGAGATCTTGTCCTGCAACGCCTTGTCGACCAACATGCCGGCCAAGGCGCTCTTCTTCCTCAACCAGTCGATCGCCATGGCCACGATAATCGGTGCTGCCACCGACATGAAGACGCCTGCGGCCTGGATCAGCGGATTGAGGATCGGTGCGAGATCGATGCTCGAGCCCGTCGTGGTGTCAATGGCAGCTTGCGCCGGCCAGATTTGGCCGATGATCAGGATCACGACCATTGCCGCGAAAACCACCAGCATAGCCCAGTCGCCCCATATGAGGGGGAGCCTGCGTGTCATTGACGGTTCCACTCGAACCACAAGCCACACTTGCGACCGACGCTGTATCGAGTGCCACCGTTAGGCAGCGGCACGGCACGAGGCCAGTAGTCGATCCAAATCACGCAAAGGTGTCCAAGGCGCAAGCCCCAATTATGTATTTCTACATATGAGGACGGCGCATTTTTCCAACAAAGTCTTGCTACCGCCTGCTCATATTCTTTTTTGAACCGCGTCATGAAACGAACCGCCCGCGAACCGTCACGCCATGTACGACAACGGCGAGCGAACGACCGCCGCGACGACGTGATGCCGCGGCCGGCTGAACCACTGCCGCACAGATCTCGGAGACGATCTGTGCGGGGCCTTCACCGGCGCCGAGAAGCAGCGAGATGGCTGCAAGCTCCGGCGCAAACCCGCAGGCGAGCTTCACGTCATTGACGATAGTCGTGATGTTTCCGCTGCCTGTCGTCGGCGTGACGCAAGCGGACAGCGATGCTGCACATAGGCCGGCGATGAGGACAACTTGGACACGGGTTCGCATTAGCTTACCTTCCTGAGCAAGGGAATGATCTTAATCATATCGGTATTGAGAGCGCCCATTATCGTCGCATTATAGGCATTGAACTGGGCGCGAAGGACGGTGGTCTGACTGCCCGCATTATCGATGACGTAGGCGCCGTATTGCTGGAGAGCACGGAACACCTCCTGGCCGAGCACCGAAAGACCGGAGGGCATTACAGTGTTCGCGGGAATGGCTAAAAGCTGGCCCTCCTCCACGATGCCGGTGGAGCTCGAGCCGTCGCCGCCAATAGCAGGAGCAATGTGCCCCGGCAGCAGCAATTGGCTTGCAACGGCAAGAGCTAGCGCGTGCGTAATCGTGCCGGTGTCCGTCTGCGCCTGGACCAGGAGCCCGCCGAGCTGGCTGCTGCCTGCGCCGGTAATGCCTGCGCCTACCCCGGAGGCACCAAACCCCGTGCCGACGGTCACGCTTGACTTGCCATAGGCCCCTGCCGTCGCGGCCGTGTTGCTCGTGCGGACAAACCGCCAGAAATTCCAAACCGTATCACCATCGACAACGACGATCGGGTTGTCGGGAGGACTGCCGCCACCGGGCGAGCCAGTCGCGCCCACGGGCACGTGAAGACTTGGGTTCGCCGGCCACCCCCAGGTGGCGGGACAGCTCACCGCAACAACCGGGTCGGACGACGAGGCAATGTAGACCGGGACACCGGTTCGGTCCCAGGTTACGCCGTAACTCCATCCGGTCGAGGTCGGCCAGCTGAGCGATGTGTATGTTGCTCCCGCCGGAATGAGCTTGTTCCATAGAGACGTGGCGGCGAAAGGAGCCACCGAAAGGCTCCAGCCCGCCGGGGGCGGAGGAGGGGATACAGCATCGGTCACCGATAACGTGAATGTAGAGCCGTCGCTGAATATGCCAGTAGCGGTCTTTGTTGCCATGGTCTATTCACCCTATATTCTGCCTGTCCACAGGTCTGCCCCCGTAGACTGGTCCACCGCATATCGCAGGCTCATCCAAAATATGCCTGTCTTGCGATAGCCCCACGGTCCCCACGAGTTTAGGATACCGATGGCGTGATCCTGCATCAGTGTGGGATCGACACCGCTGGCCTTGAACACAGCGCTTTGGCGAAAGTTCATGTCGTAAGCCACCACGATGACGCCATGGCCGCCAATCGTAGGCTCTGCCTGCTGCGGGCTGCGCAGGACGCCAGTGCGCGCGATCTCAGGGGCCTCAAAGCTCTTAGGCACTTGAAAACCGAGGATCAGCGGAAATCCGCTAGCGAGGCACGCAAGAACCTCATGAGCGTCCATCAAGCGCGAGGAGGACTTGATCTTTTTGCGGTGCGGCCAGGGCGGCGGGGCCTCGGTGAATTTCGCGATATCGTAGGGCCATGCGTCTTCAGGCATCGCGCCTGTCTCGGCGAGCATCGAGAACACGTCACGGGTCTCGCAACCAGCATCCTCGGTTACCGTGCCCTCCTTGGTGCGGACATCGTAATACATTTGGAGGCGCGAGGCCGCGAAGCCGGGATAGTGGAATTCGAGAAGCTTTGCAGCGGCATTCAGCTCGCAGCTCCCAAGCTCACCTTGGTCGAGCGCTGGCAGGAGCCGATCGCTCAGGTCGACCTTCGGCGGCAACGGCACCGCCATCTCATGGCGATGAGCGTGCATGAAACGCGTGTCTAGGTGCTTGGGGCCGCTGTCTGGGTTGCGACCATAGAAACGAACGATGGGATCGGTCATTATGGCACCGTGTACATGCAGACCGCACCTAGCGTGGACGGCGGCTGTGTGGTGGATGGCGGTCCCAGGTATGCCCCAAGGGTCGCCGGCTGGAATGGAGCAACACAAGGAGGTATGGCTATCAGCACAGTGCCGCTTGGGGGCGTGTATGTGCCCCCGGCTTTTGTCGTCGCGGTGACCGGCGCGCTCCAAGCGCTGGCATTGCCGGCCGTGTCATAGGCCGATACCGTGTAGGTGTAAGGGGTTCCTGCGGCAAGGCCGGTGCTGGCGAAGGATGGCCCCGACATCGCCGCTACCTGCGTCCCGTTGCGACGAATACGGTAGCCCTTTACCGACAACGTTGCGGTGCTGGCAGTCCAGGTCAGATCGATCTCCGAATCGGACATGACCGTCGCCACGAGCCCGGTCGGAACCGAGGGCGGCACGGCATCCTGTGCCATGGCCGAGGTGGCACAGAATATGAGGGCAACGGCCAGGGTGAGCATCATAGGATCGCTTCCATCGTTTCGCTGACTTTCTTACAAAAATCAGCCATATCAACCTCGTCACCAGGGCACTGAGAATGCCCATCGCGTTTGCATTCGCTGTGCGGGATAATGCTGGTCAGGGGGTTGATCTGGAAGTGTCGGCACAATACAGCGGCGGCCCAGATGGCGTTACCCTTAACCTTCGCCCCCTCTCCACTGTTGTAGTCGTCGTGACCCTTGTTGTAATTCCCGACTTGTTCAATTCCGAAGTGCGTAGAATTGTGACAACTACAATGGGTTCCTCGCTGAGTGAGGGCAGAAAATCCGTTGATGTAGTTGCGAGAGACAAAAGCGTGGGGACCATGCTGCCATCCCATCCCTTCGTAGTAGGCTTGTAGGTTCTTGAGGCGAGCATCATGCGCTGGCCCAAACTCCGCCCACATTGCAAGCGTGGGGAGGCCGGTTGCGTGCATGACAATGCCCACAGGCTTCCACTTCATCGTGGCCAATGCGGTATTGGCGACGTGAGCCGCCCAGCCGTCACGGGAGTAGCCCTTGGGGTCAAAACCTAACCAGCTCATAATGTGCAATCGCTCTCGGGCGCCTCTGTTGATTTTGCGCTTTGTGTTGGCGAGATCATCTCGGCCGCTCGCGCGGGCACACATGTGCCGATGCGATTAGTCCACCCCTCGCCGTGGCCTTTTTGGAATGCACCATCGATAGTCTGATCATTCCAGTCGGGGCGCTTGCGCTTGCGGTCGAGGCGAATGTCGCTCATCGCCTTCACGCGCTCCAGCGGATCGACAATGTCCTTTGTCATCTCAAGGAGCCTCATGGCGCCCGGCTTCTCAACGGTGCCCTGCCCCGCGCCTTCGTTGCACGCAGCGTCCAGCGCTGCATAGTCTACGCCCGATGGCAGCGCATCGAAGCCGACCTTCTCTGCGAAAAGCTTTGTATAGATCGCCTTAGCGTCGTCGCTGGTCAGATCCTTGAGGTCTTGGACAGCGGGCCGCGGCAAATTCATGAGCTTATGGTAGTCGATCAGCGCCTGCATCCCCAAGCCCATGTTGCCGAGAGCCCCGCTTTTGCGTTGCACCCATCCCCCTTCATCATGGATCAGGAAGTCGAGCGCGGCGGGAAGGTTGGCGTTCATAGGTTGTTGCCTATCGTCAGGAGGTGGGCTGAAGACGGAAGCCAGCCTTTTTCAGAGCGGCTCTCACCTTGAAGGACTCATCGGTGGGAACATCGTATTCAACATCACGCTCGCCAGCCCCATTGCCGACGAGCATCGTGCCCGCTCCGATAAACTTGCCTAAGTGCTCCTCAAATATCGAACGGCAAGCCTTATCGAGCAGGTCGTCGGGGCCACCATAGAAATAGGCCGAAATGCGCATTTACATCCTCCACTGGCTCGAATGCCCGCAACTAACCACCAAGAACATCACAACGAGCCACCACCACCAGAAATAGCGCATCACAGGTCATACTCCGAACGCTTGTTCCAGGCGTTGTCGAAGTCTTCCCACTGCATTCGTTGCAGATCAGCAGAGAGCCGTAGCTGGCGAACTTGTTGCAATGCGGCCGGTCCCGGATCGTGGAGGAACCAACGCAGCCATTCGAGGACATGAAGCCGGCAGGCGTCACGGGTCACCGTGCTGGTGATCGACGGGCGTCCATCGTCGCGTGGGATAATCCAGGTGCGTCCCTGCATGTCTGCCTCCGATCGAGGGCTGAATATCCCGGCAGCGGATCTCCGCAGATCAGCGCCGTCAGGCTCGCCGGCTGAAGCGCGATCCGCCGTTCCCATTCTCTTTGAGTAGTCGGCGGAATCCATAGCGCCGTCGTCTCAGGCCTGCCTCTTAAGCAGTGCGGGCTTGTGATGCCTTTCCTGGGCATCTCAAAAGCCCTTTACAGGCGCAAAAAAGCAATAGACATGCTCACCCGTCCAATCGCTTTTGTAGAACAGCCAATAGTCTCCGTCTTGCGATGGTAGCTCACGACCATAGGGGATTACCTGCCTGACAAGATCGATGTGCCAGCCGTCCGGTCGGACGTGAACCTGATCGCTCTCCAGATGGTGAGCATCGGCGGGCCCGCAGCACGACGCCCCGACCCAGGAGGGCACAGCCCCTCCGGTTGCCCAACGCTCATGCGCAAACGCCGGCGTGTGGAAGAAACAGAAAGCCACCACCGAGAGGATGGCGATGGCGCGAAATATCCGCCTATCCTCTAAGGCGTGGCCTCCCAAAAAGGGCGCATCATTGGGGATCTCCTAATGTTGAGGAAAGGGGCGCGGGCTTCTCATCCGCTCGCCGACACACATCGGTATGCCCGCTGCTATTTTTCCCGGTGCGGGCCGGGGATGCGGCTACCGCCGCATCGCGGATGACATTAAGCGCCGCCCTCTCCAGCTTGGCGGGGCCGCCTAGCTCATATCGACGAAGAGCTTCGGCCAGGGTCCAGCGACGCTTCTTCATCGCTCAGCCGACCTTCTTCAGTAGCGGGATGATCTTCGGCAAATCGCCATCCAGAAGCGTGATGGTCGGGTCATCGTAGGCGTTCGCCTGCACTCTTATGCCAGACACGCCTCCTGCCACGTCGTTGATGAACACGCCATATTTCTGCATAGCAACGAAGATTTTCTGGCCGAGCGGCGACAATCCACTAGGCATCTGCGTCAACGCTGAGATGGCGCAACGCTGTCCTTCCTGAAATAGTCCGCTAGAAGAGCCTCCGTCACCAGCAATAGCCGGAGCGACAAAACCAGGCTTGGCAAGCGGGAAGTCAACCTTGAGGGCAATGGCATGCAGGATTGGCCCGGCGTCAGTCTCGGCTTTCATAACTAGACCGCCAAGCATGGAAGCCCCGATCGCCGTGATGCCGGCCGCTTTGAATGGATTCGCCGAGCCGAAGCCTGAGCCCGTTAACACATCACATGCACCATACGACTGGCATGTTGCTGTGGTGTCCGAGGTGCGCTTGAACACCCAGAAATTATGCACGATCGTTCCATCGATAACGAGCAACTCACCGTCAGTGCCTGTCGCTCCTGTCGCGCCCTTAGGCATCCGCACATGAAGCGTCTGCGCCGGCCAACCCCAACCGGCAGCAATTGGCACTGCAACCACCGGATCGGTCGACGCCGAGACATATACTGCCGGGCTATAGCCATCCCAGGCCGCGCCGTAGTTAGTTGCCTTGGGGCCTCCTTGGAAAAGAATAGGAGCCGGCCACGCTAGGTTAGTTAACACTGCTGTCGAGATCACAGGCGTATTCCACGGTGAAGACGCTGCGAATGGAACCTGACCAAGCCGGAAGCCTGTTGCCGGGGGCGGGCTTGGCGGCGACACCGGAGGAGGAGGCGGCGGTGAAACCGGAATGTCGCCGACCGAGAGCGTGAACGGCGTCCCGTCGCTGAGCGTGCCAGATGCTGTGCGTGTCATGCTATGTGACCCTACTTAATATCCGAATGAGCTTGGGGCAGTCAGCGATAAACGAGATGATTGTCGCAGCGGTGTAGTCAAGTTGATTGGCGCGGAATGCATAGACACCACCAGTAGTATCAACCACGTAACATCCGTAATTCTGCAAGCACCGGAACACTTTCTGCCCGAGTGTCGACATGCCTGCCGGCATCGCTGTCGTCCTTGGAATCCCCAGCCTTTGGCCCGTCTGCACAATACCAGGTGGATTTGCTACTGCCGACCCGTCCCCTGCAATTGCAGGGGCAACGAAGCCGGTTAAGCAATGCGCGACATCTATCTGTATCTGCAAAGCGTAATTAATTTCCTGTCTATCGGATATCTGTTGTCTAAGCAGGCCACCGAGCTGGCTAGCTCCTGCTGCGACGGTTCCCGCTCCATTGCCTCCAGATCCCCAGCCAGTGCCGGTTACCGTATCAGAAAAGGCATAAGCACTGGCCGTTCCGGTGTTCAGACCCGTTCGATTAAATACCCAGAATTCATGACAGACCGTGCCATCAATGCACAGAATCTGGCTGTCCGACCCAGCTGCCCCGGAGACAAGTCCCGTAATAGCGGTCGATCCTCTCGTTTGGCTCGTGTCAACCGTGTAGGTTCCTATTCCACCTGTGCCAGTCAATGGAGGATCACTGAAAACGATCCGCGTTCCGGCGGTAATGGAGCCGCCGCTCAACACCATGCCGCGCTGAACCGTCCCACTGGCCACCGCGGTCACGGTCAAGGTGGTGCCAGAAATCGAGCCAGTGAAAGTCGCCGCCGGAATGCGGACCTGCACCAAAGGCCCCGGATTGCCCCAACTACCTGCCGGATAGGTCACGTTGACAAGCGGGTCGGTTGCACTTGCGATATATACTCCTGGCGAAAAGTTATCCCAGCCGGTGCCGTAGTTGAAACCGGTGTCGGCCGGCCAACTAATAGAGGTGTAAGTCGGGCTCGCCGCGATCTGAGTGTTCCACGGCGAGGCCGCCGTGAACGGAATTTGGGCCTCGGAGAACAGCGGCAGCTTCGAATTGTATCTTATCACCCCTGCTGTCGCATTTCCCGCCACCTGCACTGCCGGGTAGCTCGACGATACAGTCGGCTTTTCCCTAACGTGCCAGCCCACCTTGACCTTATCCACCCCGGCGACCGGCGTGAACTGATCCCGGATAACAATCAGCATCCGCCCCACGCCTTGCGGCACACAGCAGACCTTGCGGGTGTAATTCGTTATCGGGGTTCCAGGGGGGTTAGTCGTCCTGTAATACGCCTCGGCCACCTCCGAATGGGCCAGGCCATAAGCACCACCTGCCGGCAAATCGACATGCGTAAGCTCGCCCAGTCTAAGTTGACCACCAACTATATACCTCGACGAATATATGGCATATCTAAGAGCGCTTGAATTATACATATTGGCGGGCTTAGCAAAGGAATATTGCCCGAAACTTTCCTGACTCCCGTTGGTATCGGGATGCTTGTCTCCGGCTGGGCAGAACACCATGCTGTTAGTCGAAAAGCTATTGCCATACCAAAGATTAGAATATAGCGTATGACCTTGCCCTCCATGAGAGAAATAAGAGCCTCCTTTTGGGAAAAGATCGTCCATCCCCCTCCAAACTTCCACCACCCCCGCACCATACTTGGCGTGCTCTGTAAAAGGCGGATTTGTAAACCACACCCGTACATCCCTATTCGCTGCGTTCATAGCCGTCCAGCCCGAGCGGAAATTAACACTCTTGGCGTTGAACAGGGCTTTATTGAGCGGTAAGCTCAGCGTTTCCGGGGGAGTGGGCGTGATCGTCGCGTCATAAAATATCAAGCCGATCCACATCGGGCAATCGTTCATACCATGATTCATAGCTAGCTGAGCACCCCCGATCTGGCATTGATGCTCAAGCCATTTCCACATCCCATTATTTCCATGGGCCATTGTCGCCATCATGGCGGCATTCCAGGCGGGGCCGATGGTATGAAGATGACTGGAAGGGGACGCCTCACCGCTCCCACCTCCGCAGACGCTCCCATCGTCATTGACCGTCTGGTCCCCCGTTATTGAGGGCGCCCATCCCGATCCATCCCCGATCAATTGCCTCACCTGCGCCTCGGCGCGATTGGTATTGTATGCGTTGTCCGCTGCCGGCTGTCCTGTCGCTATTTCCCAAATGACTGAGTAAACCTCTAGAAATCCGTCTTGGTAGGCATAGTCTGCCCGAACACCATCGCCAAGAGCATCATCGACACTCAAAACGACATTCTGGATCATATTGCGCAGCAGCAGATTCCTGTCCGTCGCACCAACTTCGCCCTGAATAGCGATCTGCCCGGTCAAGAATCCTAACCAGTAACCATGAAATGGTTCTTCATGAGTTGCCCATAAATTTGCAGAAAGTCCTCCCCGAAACAAAACGACCCTCTGCGCCATGTAGTTTTCGAGCAAATTTATCAAACTAGTCCGCTGCCCGGCCGTCAGAGCATCGTAACCCCAATCGAGCACATATGCAGCGGCATGTGATGCGCAGCAGAACTGCGAACCCCAGCCAAAAGGCTCAGCAAGAGCGTTAGTGACCGCAGTAGTGAGGAAAGATAGAGTCCCGCTCGCCAGCCACTTAAACAAATTCTGCAACGCAATGTTGCCGGGAGTGCCGGATTGCCAAAGCACCCCAATCGTCAGGGTATCCGGGAATGGAAATGTGCTGGTAACTCCATGTCCGCCCAAGGGGGTTTGGGCACATGCATTCCAGTTTGTTATAAACCTCGCCTTATTGGCTGCGGTCATGAACAAGCGCGGCGTGTGCCCTATGCGCGATGCTCCCGAGACCCAAGTCGGCAGCGCCCACGGTGTAGCCGGATTAGGGACTTCGTCGATTATGCTAAATGCCATCTTCCTATCCCGCCATCGTCACATGCTGCAGCAACGGGAGAACGCTGCCCATGTCGGTTGCCAGATTCGCCATGATCGTGCTGTCATAGCCATTGAGATTCGCCCGGAGCTTAGTAATCCCGGCCGCCACATCGACGACGAAGCAACCATAATTCTGCAGCGTCCTAAAGACTTTCTGGCCCAGGGCAGACAACCCTCCAGGCATCGCCGTGTTGTAGGGGATCGCAAGCCGCTGCCCTTCCTGCACCAAGCTCCCCGAGCCGCCCGCGCCTGCAATCGCCTCGCCCGTATGCCCCGCAGACGTGATCGACGTTTGGGTGACCAACTGCAGCGCGTGATTGAGCTCGCCCTGATCGGTCTCGGCCTGGACCAGCAGCCCCGCCAGCATGCTCGACCCGACCGCCGTCATCCCCGCGCTCGTGCCCCCCAATCCCCAGCCGGTGTCAGTCATCGCATCGCACCGGCCATAGAAGGTCGCCGTAGCCGTGCCCAGACCGGTGCGCGAGAAGCCGAGGAAATTGAAAACGGTGGTCCCGTCGACAATGACAATCGCCCCGTTCCCGCTTGCCCCACTAATGCTCGCCGGTAGATGCACCGTCACGTTCCCAGCGGCCCATCCGAGCAGCGTGCCCGACACCGTCACTGTCACCGCCTGATCCGCCGAGCTCGTGTAATAGACCCCCGGCGAATTCGCAGCCCAGTCCACCCCATAATTGCTACCTGTGCTGACAGGCCACGACACAATAGACGTGTAAGAAACGGTGGTCGCCCCGGCCGAGGTTATGGGTATCCCCAAGTTCCAACTGGAACCAGAATTTGCATTCCCCACAGCCGGATACGCGCCCATCAAGAACGGCAAGCTGCCCGGTGCGTAAGGGAGAAAGATTTGAGGCGCCAGGGCCTTCACTTGGGCAAATGTCAGCGGGACGATAGTCGCCCCGACCGCATCCACCTGAATCACCGTGATGATGTCGCCAGCAGCATCAGCCACCGGAATCTCATGTGTGATGTGCCAATGATCCCAGTTCTGTAGGGGGAGTTGCTCAGTGATTAGGGCGTTAAGCAAAGCAGCATCGGGAAGCGCTGATCCGTCCAGCGTCCAATCCACAGCCCCTCCATCGATCCAGTATGCGTAGCTCGGACCTACGACATGCGGTCCGCCTGCAATCTGCGTCACGACCTTGCTGGCATCTGGCTGGATGGTCTGAATGATCGCTTGGCTGGCCCCGCGATTGACTCGGATAAAATCTGCGGGCGGCGGCCCTGGAGGAGGTCCGGGTGGAGGTGGGGGCGGGGGCGGCGAGACCGGAGCCCCAACCAAGAATTGCGCCTGTGCAGGCATGGTGAAAGTGACGGCCGCGGCCCCCGCGCCCTTCAACACCGATCGTCTGCGAATTTTGCGGGTCATGGCGTTAACACGATCATTGCGACACCGTGGCTTGGCACTGTCGTAGTGTAGGCCGTGGCCATAGAGCCGAGGTTGCTATGGGCAATCACATCCCGGACGGTGTAGGGCCCCGTGCCGCCGAAGTCGGTCCAGGTTGAGGTGATGCTTTGCGAGGTCGTGGACCTGTTGAGCATGACGACTGCCCACCTCGAGCCTGTCAGTTGCCGTGCATAGGTTTCGCAATTGGCGCTGCCGCAAGCCACCCGCGTATAGCGTTTGCCCTGAAGGCCGAGGGTGTCCTGATCGACAGCGATGACCTCGGAGTTGACCAGAATCGCGAGCTGATTTGCCGTGAGGTTGACTATATCCGAACTTACGATCAGTGGCGCCGCCAACACCGACCACAACGCCATGAACGATTGCGACTCAGTGTCGGTCGGCGTATTCACCCCATTCGGGCCAACGGACAGAAAATCAGGCATGTTGAAATGTCCGGGCCCGGCATACACCTCGAACCCGAACTGTCCATCCAACACCAACATTTCGTTGGACCAGATGATACCGCCGGTATCCCCAAACGACCAGACTTCATTACCGCCCGCCAAATTGCTCCAGCCACTCGCCCCCGTAGAGCTGAAAAAGCCATTAGCAATCAATCCATACGTTGAGCCGCTCGAGCAACACGGCGTGGACGTGAGATACTCAATTGGCCTGCCTGTCGCCTGTAGCGCCAGTCCCATCCTCTGATAGCCAAACCGCGCCGCGTTGGCCGAAGGCCAGGTTGTGCAGCTATCGTACATCAACCGATCCACGCCGAACGACGCGAGGTCATTCGCATCAGTCGTCTCGAACGTCGCTGAGCCGCTGAAGTTTCCACAACCCTGTATTCCCGGGGCCAAGTACAGTCCGTATTTCAAGCCTAGGCTATGGATATACGTCCCGAGCGAGGCCATGCCACTCGGATAATTTGCCGACACGACCAGGTGCCCATCGGCGCCCCTTGAAGTGGACCAGTTGTCGCTCGGCTCGATATACTGATAGCCCGCCGCCGCCATGCCGTTGGTACTCATCGCAAGAGCCGCGGTCTTGGTGTTCGCCTCACTCGCGTTCAAGCCAAAAAAGCGCCAGCTGTCCCAACCCATGGCCGGCGTCAGTTCAAGCCCATTCGACGGAACAGTCAGCAGAGGGGCCGCCGGCATCACTTGCGCCAAATAAGCCTGCGCCCGCGGATAGACACGCGGGATCTCCACGGCCTTGAACCATTTGGCCAGGGTCAGGTAATCGGCATCGGCGAGCTGAGTGAGCTTGGTCATAAAACCATAACTAATCACCGGCGACTTAGTCGCTCCACTCACGCCAGCCGCCCCCAGGACCAAATCCTTGTGCGTGTCGGGCGTGAAGGTCAGATTGGCAGCCGCCGAGACGCCCTTTGTCAGATCGTAGTAAATCGCCTGATACGTGCCGCCGGCCAAAAACCCCCAGATATGCAGCACGTCACTCGTATTCGTCGGGACAAAGCTTATCCGGCCTGTGGTCTGATTTAGAAAGTCGAAAAAAGCCGTCCCGATATTACTTGCCTGAAACGGCGCGAACGCCTCGATAAGGGCAGTGGTTGTCGTTCCTACTGAAAAGGGAATGCCATAGTTCTGCATATTCCAAGTTGCCGCAACGAAGCCGGCCGCTGGCAGAGAACCGAATTGATTAGCCCAATTGGCGATCGTATCCCCCACGGCAAAACCATTATAAAGAAGCCCGAATCCCTTCTGCCCGGTATACTGGTTCATCCAGAACCCACCGGCTCCTCTCGTCGTCGCGTGCTGCCCGCTATAGACATCATAAAGCTTCGTCGCGACGGCTCCCTGGAAGTTTCCCTGCAATGGGACGTAGTAATTCAGAAAGCCGTGCCAGATCGGCGCGACGCGGCGATACTGCCCATCGGGGTATTTGATCAGCAGGTTTGTCGCATTGGTCGC